TTAAACATCAACAAGCTTAACTTCAACAACTCGATTCATATCCGGGTCGATTTGAATTGTGATCTGAACACCATTGGCTATGAACTGCAGAACGCTTTGGTTAAAAGTAGAATTTGTTTGGGTTTGGACTAACTTCATTAACTCGGTCGTTTGTTCAAACCCGATAATTTGAAGCGCAGTGTTTAGCATCGGCTCATCAATAATTGTAAGGGGTCGTTCATTTCTAGATTTAGCCAAACCATGAAATTCAACTTTCGATTCCTCTGAAAGCCCCGTAGTTACTGGACCTCTAAAATTTTCGAGCCAAAATCTCAAATATTAAAAATACATTTGTTTTTAGACAAAACCCGCTCATTCCATATCATTTTACGCTCATTCCTGCTCACAATACGTTTAGAATTAGACTAAAAATCGCCATTTTTAAAAACGTTTAAACGCTCTTTAAACAGACTTTAAAGCCGCTTTAAATACGGTTTAAACATCAACAAGCTTAACTTCAACAACACGATTCATGTCTGGGTCGATTTGAATTGTGATCTGAACTCCGTTTGCTGCGAACTGCAGAACGCTTTGGTTAAATGTAGAGTTTGCTTGAGCTTGGACCAACTTCATTAATTCAGTCGTTTGCTCAAACCCAATAACTTGAATCGCTGTTTTTAGCATTGCTTCATCAATAACTACCAGCGTGCTTTTTGTCTCAGGTGCCACATCTAAAACTGATTTGAATAATTTCGGATGCAAGTGCCCTAGCGTTAATTTCGTTCCAGCCTCTGGCTTTCCTATCGCTTGCTTTGCTGCAACTGTCGAAACCTGAGATTTAAAATAATCTTTGCCTTCATTTATAGCGGCATTAAAAATTGGCGTCGCCACTTCTCGAATTTGGTGATCGAGCTTTGCTAACATCTGGCCTGTTGCCTTGTCTGCACCTAACCATGCAAGACCAGGATTGTAATCCCAACCTAAATCTATACCTGGCAAACGTTCTAGCTCTTCACCTGTTTTTGGATCAACTTCAATAAATGGTTTTTGGTATGAGGATAAAGCTGAATCAGGTGTAACAGTTAAACCCATGCGCTTTATGTCTGCGTCACTCATGCTCACGACTTTACACCTACAGTTCCAACCGTTCGGCGGATAATGTGTGTGCCAGAAATTATGTTCAATTGGTAAAAGAATATAATTCCACGCGTTATGTTGCGGTCTTACTCGCGAGTCACCTGCAGTTAAATATAAAAGATACGGTTTGCGATGTTTTATTCGTTCCTGCTGTTGCCATCGGCCAGCTGCCCGCGCTGTGTTTTTATTGTTTTGATAAATTACTTGAGTTCGCCAACCGCGTTTTCCATTGTATGACCAACCATGTTTGGCAACGGTTTTGTCAAAGCGCGCTCTAAAGTCGGTGATCGTCTCACCATTTTCAATTGCAGCAAGTACATCTTTATATAAATCATCTAACAATTCAGCTTTGGTAGCTCCAGCAACAGTAAACGCGCGAGCATGTATGTGGCCAAGTAAATCCTTGTACGACTCAGTTGGTATTTGAACTTTTGATTTTAGATTTGAAATGGCCTCGTCGAATTTTACGAGTTGGCCATATTGAGGTGTTGTATCGGACATTTGTTAGCTTTTTTAAGCAGCTTTTTCTTTAGCTTTGGTTTTTTCACCAGTCCACTTTGCAGCTGTTGAGCTTGAAACTGTGAAACAGGCGTTGATTTGCATTTGTTTTGGTTCGTCAGCGTCGATACACATTGTTTTTAGCTTTGGCGTTGCGGAATAATTTACAGTCTGCTTGGTTAAATCTTTAAAGCGAGGGCCAAGAATGGACTTAAGTTCATCAGCATCAGATATCTTATAGGAAGTACTTTCAACAACAGTGCAACGCCCTACTTCTTCAATGACTACCGCTTGACCAGGTTTCAGTTTTTTTAGTATCTCAGTATTTATCTCTTTCACTTCTTTTTGTGCATTATCAATGGTTGTTTTAAGCGCCCACCCTCGTTGCGCAAGTTCCCCTAAGGCGGGGGTTGCTTTTCTTTTAGTTTCACCATCTTCTTTTTTAGTAATTATGACAATATTGTTTGTTGGCATGTTAAATCTCCTGTTGATTTGCCTCGTTCATTCCTTCTAAAACCTCCAATTCAAACGCCTTTACAGCAACTTCTGCTAGGGCTGAATTGGAGATATTTGGGAACTCATCAAGGATGTTTTGTTTTAGTTCGTCTAGGTTGTTTGCGTGTTTTGCAAACTCAAAAATCTTTCTAATTTCGGCATCTGTTGCCTGGTCAAACTCGTCAAAAGTTTGGATGTCAGTGCCTTGTTGGTCACTTGAAAAGTCCTGTTTTGCTGGCGTAGAAATGCCTTGACCATCGTCTTTAATTTCTAGCAACGCAGCACCTTTTTGAGGCTTGGGAATGCCTAAAGTCTTGTAAACATAATCTTCTGAAACAGGCACCATACGTGCTGACTCCCTTATCACGTTTACTGTTTCGAGGTTGATCTCTTTCTTGTCTCTCCAGACATATTTGGGTGGTTCGCCACCATCAAAATTCACTCTATGAATCGTTTCGAGTAGCTGGTTTCGATAACCAGAGACAAGCGCCCTATCAGCCCGTTGGTTTTCACCCGCGCGTTTAGCGTGTGTCTCACTCGCTGCACGTGCACCGGCTTTTTGTTCTGTTGCAAGCGTTTGAGATGTCAGCGCTTTACTCATTTCTGAGTTACACAAATTAATAAGCTGAAGCTGAACTGGTTCACCAGACATTTTGCTTTCGATAATGTCTAAACTCGCGTCATCTGGTATAACGGCAATACCATCAGTTAGCAGCTTTGCTAAACCCTCGACTAATTCATCTATATCTTTGTCTTGCATGCCTGGACGGTATTTCCCAACGGGAAACGGCACGCCAAAGCGCTCGCATAACTGAACAAAAAACTTAAAGCCGCCATGCTTAAACATCCAAGGCCAAAAGCAGCTACTTAAAAGCGCAATACCATATGGGTTTTTAGCTTCTGGCATATGGCGCACACAGGTCCAGCGGTCCTCATTGATGGGCTCGCCTTCGGGATTTTCGCGGGTTTTAACAAGGAGCTCGTGATCTGAATTAAATGCAAAGCGCCCTGCTGGCCATTGTTCAATTGTGCTAGGTATCCACGCGTTGTCTTGTTTTTCGAACTTGCCTAAATGGGTTACTGCAAATCCATGTAAAATTGCACTGTAGTTGTGCCAATCGATGTCCATCCACTGGGTATTTTTTGCGGGGCTTGATGCCATGAGGGTCTTTGCAATCTCATAGCTTTTCATGCTTGCTTCGTCATCGCCTCCTGGCACCAGTTCAGCATTAAATGCGAACATACCTGAGCGCAAACTACGCAATTCGCCAATTACATGGGCATCGCGTGCTATCTCGTCATATATGAACGAGCTTTTACCTGCTTTGCGTAATATCGGATCGGGGTTTGGCAATTCTCGCATCATGGCCCATAAAGCAGGGTCTGTTTTACTCATCGAAAAGGCTTTTTGTAGTGCGCGATAGCCCTTATAACTTAAGTGGGGTTTAGACATGATAGCCCCCTATTGATTTGGTCACTTTTCGACTTCTTATTTTTGGAATACCACCCGCGCCTGTGCTAGCAATCATCCATAAAATGGTGAGTGCACAGCTTAAATCGTAATGGTGGAGGCTTTGTTTCTCTGGCCAGTTTTCTAACTCGTCTATAAGTAATCGACTTCGACGAGTATGAAAAAGAATCTGTGAGGGTTCGTTGATCACAAAGGGCTCTAACCCCTCAATGCGCTCCTCTTGAGGCACGGTCGCCGTTACACCTCTCAGCGGCAGCGCCACGCCCTCATCTAATGCATCTTTCATGTAGGTTTGGCGCATAAAATCAAAGGCGTTATTGTTCTCAAAGCCCCACACCAAACATTTATATTCTAGTTGTAACTTTATTAGATCTTTCAATAGCCGGCTGGGGCCGCGAACTTTTCGGCTTTCATATTCTAGGTGTAATTGCCCCAGTTCTTTGGCCCAAAAACCAACGAGTAAAGCACTTGGGTCGGCGCTGGCTGTTTTACCCATACTTGGGTCACATGCACCATATGGCGTCCATAGATTTAAGCGGTTAACCCAAGTCTCAAAGCGATAAAAGATCTGCTCTTCGTCAGACTTGGCAATACCTTGCATCTCTCGATTAAACTCACGTTTATTCGATGCTCGCATCGCCATCAAATCATAGAGAGAACGCACGCTTGGCCAACTGGTTTTTGCGCCTTTAGACATGCGCTTTTTGTTCTTAATCCAAAACTTAAAGCTGGGTTTATCCTCAAGGGCGACTGCTCTCCCTTTACCTGCGGCTTGCTTCTCAAACTCTTTGTCTTTGTAAAGCATGAGCTCACGGCATTGCTCCCAAAGTTCCATGTTTTCAGGTAGCTGTGAAATAGCTTTAAAGCGATGCACGATATGACCTGCGGCGTGCTCAGCTCTGGATATTGGGTCGTCATTGTTTAATACGGTGTTTACGCCAAGGAATTTAACCCCTTTACCTGGCGGGCCTAGGTATTGCACCGCAGCTTCTAAAAATGCCCAGCGGTTGTCCCTTTCAGTTGCTGATTTGGCCTCTTTATCGGTGATGATGTCATCAGACAAAAGTAACTTAGGGCGGCTTGCGCCGTGGAATGCGCCCCGTACTGATTGTTCCGAACCACGGCTTTCAAAGCGCACGCCTTGAGGTGTCGCAAACTCACCTATTTTCCATAGCGGTGACTTTGCGCAGACTTCGGGAAAGTCCAACATTAGGTTGCCATTGCTCAACAACTCTGTTTTTACCACCTCTAATGTTTTGGCAGGCATCTTTGCCTCAGCGCCAAACAGAATAACAAAGTCGATGTAAATATTGGGCTTGGTCAGGCCCAGTTCTTCGCATACGGCTTCATCCTGTAGTAGCGCTAAAACCGCGATATATACCGGCGCGATTTTTACAGCTAGAGTTGATTTTCCTTCACCACGCGGGGCAACAAACCAATGCTTCCAGTAGTTGTCGAGGTCGATGGCTTTTGGAAACCAATCCATAAAGTACTGTTGGAATTCACTTGGCTTTTGGCCTTCATCAAGCCACATATGATGTGGAAAATAGGTATAAACAAAGAACTCAAAGTCACCGCCTAATACACGTTGTCTTCGCTCTAAAATGGCCTCGGGGCTTGGGTCAATATCACGTTGCTTGGCTTCGATATCAATTCTTAGCGCTGACGTTATTTGCTCTAATTCTTCTAAGAATTCTTTGTTACTGATATCGGCCATTAGTCATCCAACATACTACTTAATTGAGGGCCAAAAGCGGTTAGGATCTCAACCAATTGTGGTGCATAATCGGGGTGGTATTTGGATACAAAACTCGCTAGCTTTTTCATGACATCCGCTGCAACAGCACGTTTTTCAATCGACTTATTACCGCCGCTTAGCTTCATGATTTTTGTGTACATATCGCTAAGTTGATTTAACGCTTTGATACGGCCATCAATTGATAGCTCTTCATTTTGTTTGATAAGCTCAAAGGTCGCATTGGTTTGAATGGTAAACTCTTCAATAAAGTCTTGGGTAAACTCTCCTGCAGGACCAGTTGCTTTGCGTGCGGATGCTCGTGCTAGGTCCCAGTCATCACCAGCGGCTTTGGCTTCGCTTTTCCAGCGCCTCGCAGTGCTGTCTGCGACTGTGTGTTTAATAGCAGCAACTGATAAGGCCAAAAGCTCATTTACATAGCTGTGTCTAACCGCATTCTTTTTGTCTTCTGGGTGTGCCATCAAGCGCCTCCACCCAGTTTTAACACTTCAGCTGCTATTGCAACGACCAATCCCGCACCGCCACCGATTGAAGCAATCTTTACCCGATTGTTAGTAACATGGCTCTCGACCGTCTCTACTCTTGATTCAAGTCTGTCCACGCGTTTTGTCAGGTCAGTTTTGATGTCTGTTACTTCTTTTAAAATCGCTGTTTGGGTCGCTTGAATCTGACCTATAGACTGAAACAACTGATTCTCTTGTTCAGGCGTCATACCATTCCCCCGTTTTCATCTGCTCGGCTAACTGATCTGCTCGTTCTCCAACTTGCACGGCCCAGCGGCTATCGAACATTTCAATTACAGCTTTGTCCCAATCACCGCGCTCTATGGCAGCAATGGTTTTTTTAAAAGCTAACAAGCCATGAATGCCAAGATTAAAGGCCATGTTTATCAGAACAGCTTTGCGGGCGGGGTTACATTTTGAGGTATCAATGTGCTTTTCGACTTGGGCAGTAAAATAAGCGATATCGTTGTTAAGCAAGTAATTGATTTCGTCGTCAGTCAGGCCTCTTTGCTCAAGGTTCCTGCCAACACCTATCGATCGATAGCCACCAGAGCAAACATACACTGTATGTTCGTATCCTTCATGGCCGATTAGTTGTTTTTTTAGTTTTTCCATGCCATTTCCATGTCGTGAGTTACATGGTTAGTCTGGCAAATTAAGTGCGGGAATTTAGGTGTAAAATGTTTTGCGGTGATTTGAAGCGATGTGAATATATTAGGCTAAAGCAAAAAACGGTCTACTGCAATAATGACCGTTTAAATGATGTTTAAAGGGGGTTTAAATCTATAGTGAATCAAGCAAAGTATGTTCAGTATTCTCCTCATCATCTACCAACGTAAATATACTCACGCTCGCAAGTGCACCATCATAGCTTTGGTTTGTCTCGCAAAAGTCGCATGATTCACATTGCACTTTAAATGCATAGTATTTAATGGAATAAACGCAGTCTAAGCTAGAGCCACAATTAGGACATGCAAGTTTACTTAACTTAGATGGCTTTGCTCCTAATGCCTCTAGCTTTTTCTTTATACTTGGCGTTTGAGTCATTGATAAGCCTCACCTTTAAAGGCCGCAGCCAATTTCAAATACTTCGAAGCCGAACGCGCTGCCTAAAACTGAATTTTGTGCGCCTGCCTCTGCCGCTTCTTTAGTTTCAAATCTTGCTATGTCAGGCTCATTTTCACTGTTAACCAAGGGTGTATAACCACCTGTTTGCGTTGTGAGCATTACAAAGAAGTCGCCGCTATTTCGCTCCATACACCACCTCAGAATAAGCCTGGAACAATTTTGCCATGATTTACATCCCCTACAATGGTCGACACGCTTCCTTCAACTTCACCACATTCTATGTTGCCAAAGGTATTAGTTACGGAGCCTACGACATCACCACATATCACATCACCAGAGCGGCATATTACCGTGGTGGCATTGTGAACTTCTACACAGCCGTGTAACACCCCCAAATTTTCAACATTACCATGAATATGAATAGAGATTTCTTTATCGGTATCTATTTTAAGCTGTTTACCGTCAACAATAAGTTCATTGCCTCGGATTTCAATCTCCTTGCCATGCACCAATGTATCGTTGATTTCGAGTTTTCCGTTTTCTTCTTTCATTTGTATTAACATATCAATTTCCTATTTCGTTTTTCGCCTCAGCTAAATCAGCTTCGAGGTTATTTAGCGGTAGCTTTAGGCCCTTTCTACCTGCTATGTAATTTTCGGTTATCTGCAGCGCTATCTGACATTGCACCTTGGAAGGTATGCATTTACCAGATAGCTGCTGCGCAGTGAGTAACACAAAATTGTTTTTGTGCATTGTTACTCCTAAAGCGGTAAATCTATTTGCCTGTGCTTATCGCCTAAAAGATCCAGCTGCGCCTCTAAAGCAAATGGGTCGCCAGTGCTGAGTGTTGTGCCGCTGAGAATTAACCAAATACATTGCCTTGTTAACCCATACTGTTCAGCCAATTCTTGAACTGGCACTCCTTGCTCATGCGCTTTAATGATCTCCTGGTTTCTAAACTGTAAAAGCACTTTATCTACCTTGGGGATCTGATAACTTTTTGCACCATGATTTTCACTTAAGTGCATGGCTAGCTCAGTACCAAAGACCTGGCAAAATTCATGTTCTGGTCTTGGGTTTAGTGGGATATACATCATCCTTAGTTGATGCTGTTTTAATAAAGAAACAGCCCTATCAACCCCAAGAACTTCGACAAACTTACGCACACCATGTGGTAACAAGCTCAGATCAATCTCATGTTCAGCCATCATCTAATTCCTCTAGGAGCGACTCAATGCTGAACTCATTTGATGCAACGACGATGGGTTCTCCTCTAGGCATGATTTGGCCCTCCACGATGTAGCCATTGTTTCAGGATTTCTATAATGGCGGACCAATGGCTCTCAGCTTCATGCAAGCGCTGTCCATTGCAGTACTTTTCACAGAATGTTTCACATGCTTGCTTTGAGTCTTGCTTTACTTTTCCCGCACGGGCCAGTTGGCCCCAAAGGCTATAAATTAGCCTGAGTTGCTTTGGCATTTCAGCCAGAACCCGATAGCGCCGTAATAATGCCTTTTGTTGGTTCTTAGTAAGGCCAGTACAGCTATTTGTGAGACCGCCGCTTATCTGCTTAACGTTTTTCACATGGCATACCTGATCAATGCCAGCTGCGCGCTGCGCTGCTTTAATTGCTTTAATCATCGGGTTCATGCTGCACGCTCCACTTGAGATACATGGTGATTCGGGAATACAGCAAACTCTTCTAACTCGAAGTCCCAAGGCTTAGTGTCATCAATGCATAAAGTGGCTATGTGCCCAAAACGGTTGGTAAATTCCTTGGTAAAACTTACCCCTAAATTAACCTTGGCTATTTGCTTGCACTCGTATAACCTCTGTCCTAGGAAGATACAAAATGCTGCTGGCACATTGCCGTTTACGCCATCAAGAATGGTCCCGCTAGGGTCTTGCGTGGCTAAAACGCTCAGCATGTGTTGGTCGGTTAGCGTGTCGTTTAATACAAAATGACCGCCAAAGGTATGGTGATATATCTTTACTCTTAACATCGTGTTTTCCTTAATTAATGAGCCCAGTTGCAGCTAGGCTCGTTGCTTTATACAGCTTGTTGATTCAGTACATTGGCGAAGATTGAGTTCACCAAGAGCTTGTCTAGCTTCTTGTTTGGGTTTTTCCGGCTGTGGCTCAGGATATGAGGGAGTAGGTTTTCGACTAAGAGCCTTGAATTTCCCTCTACCCTTTTATGTAGCCATTGCCACCATTGGTCGTCATCGGACTCAAGTGGTACAGTGCCTTGGGTAAGTTCATTGAATAGATTTCTGATGTCCTCAATTGGCACCTCACCAATCGGTTTTGGCCAAAAGCACACGCGGGATGAAATCAACTCGTAACGTTCGTTGGTTTGAAGCTTATCGACCAGCTGAATATTGCCTATCAAACACACGCCTACTTTAGCCGCATCTGATATAGTTCTGAGTGGGTCCAATGCACTGGGCTTACATTTGTCCGCCTCATCTAGCAAAATTATGCGCTCAGTGTTTTCTATGGTTCTAACTATGTTCTCGATGTTTTTAGCAACACTCGGTTTTTTAGGGAGACCTAAGGTGGTACACAGTGACTCAATCACTTGTTTACTGGTCGTTTGTTCACTGCCAATAATCAATATCGCTAATGGGTTTTCTTCACAGTAACGCTCAAGCCCCCTGCTTTTGCCAATGCCAGCTTGACCAGCAACTACAGAAAAGCGTCTCCTCGCTCTTGCATGTTCACAAGCAAGTGCAATCACCTTAGCAACGCTGGTTGGCACAAAAGGTACTTCGCCGTATCGAATAGTAATTATAGGTCTGTCATCACTTGCGTTGTCGTCTGCAGCATCTGTACCTGCGGGTGCGACAATGGCATAAATGTCATGCAAGTACTTAGTTGGGCTAGCTGCATATTTACCAGAGAGCAACTGACTAACCGTCGACGGAGACTTATTAATCTTCTTGGCTATATAAGTACTGTTTACCCCTTGGTTTGCAATGTCTTCATCGGTCATGCGCTTTTTAATACGTGCTACAAGTACTTTATCATTCGCGTTATAACAGTCCGCAAAGCCACTCACACTGCTAAACTCTTTAGGGTCAAAGTCACCAAAAAAGTGCGCCCACAATACATCCAATAGCTTTTTAGGGTTTATTGGTGATTCACCACCCAGTACTGAGTTAACCTGGTTTAAGTCGTAACCTAGGCAGTAGTCTTCTGGCCCTAGGGCATAAAATTCAATTTCTTCGTTAATGAGCTTTACTTGAATTTGCTGCTCTTCGTTGTAATGGCTGCTGAACTTATTCATGAATGTCTCCTAAATCTATTTGGTATTCGTTTTTAACTTGGGTCACGTGGTCAACCTCAAAATCTGAGAGGTCCATGTCTAATACTTCAGGTTCAATTTCTGGAATGGCTTTGATGTCTGCAGCCAGTTCTTCAACCGCGTCCACGTCAATCACACGTTTTTTGTCTACTCTTGCACGCTTTTCAGAAAGCTGGTTTTGAATGCGCTTTTCTTGACCTTGAAGCCGCTTAAGGTCAGTTTCTTCAATACGGCTTGTTGGCAGTGCCTCAACCTTGTTCTTAATGCGGCAGTTCATAATGAATTCGCCTGATTGCTCATACAGCACAAGATAGGTGTCGTCGTGCAAATCGTAGCCAGCAACCAACTCTTTACCATTAAATTGAAAGAGGTAGTCAGCGGTATAAACACGCTTATGTAGTCTGATTTGGCCACGGGCCACTTTCACTTTGGCTCTGGGTAGGACCACAAAGTCAGTGATTGCAGGTTGCTCTTGGATAAGGCCCTCTTCCCATACTTGCTTGCGGGTTTTGCCTTTAATCTCAGGGTGTGGGCTGTTGTGGTAGTGCTCTAAAAATGCCTTAAACTCAGTTATCCATTGCTCTAAAGAAGGCAGCTCGCGCTTGCCTTTTTTCACGTCGTTAAGCAGTTTAAGCTTTTCGCGCTCGTTATGGTCTGGGCCGCAGTAGCTTTCAAAGCGTTTACCCACGTGCTCTTCCATATGTTTAAAAAAGCGTTCAATCCATTTAGCGCGGGCATTGCCTGGTATGGCAAAAATGACCTCAATATCAAATTGCGCATACACACCACAGCATTCATCAGACATCATTTTTGATTTATAACCACTGCCGTTATCGACATACAACATGCTAGGAATATGCTGATGGTTTTTAATCGAACGAGTTAATGCCGTCATGGTTGCTATGGCATTTTCAGACTCGCTAATCTCCCACCCAACAATGCATCTGCTTGCGACATCTTGAAACGCGGTTAGCTCAAAGCGCCATGCTTTGCCTGTTTTGGGGTGCGACACATACACATCAACTTGGTGTCCATCACCGTTGTAAATAAAACCAGGGGCAATATGCTCAGTGGAGCGAATAATGAAGTCTTTGTGTTTTTCACGGTAAAGCTTTGCGCCCATACGGTAAGGGCTTTGCGGGCCTAGTTCGTGAGGCATAGAGTTTATAAAACGCCTAACTTGTCCAGCGGTGGCATCATGCCCTTGCTTTTTTAAGTCTTCAGCAACCAATGCGAAACTGGGCGAGTTAATACAGTGGTAAAGCTCTAACGCTTTGGCTGCCCATTTAGGCTGCGCGGCTATTCGGCCTCTATGTTGTGGAAGTAAGCCTTCAACGCCTTGCTGTCTATAAGCATTAACCCAATTAAAGGCAGTTGCGCGCGTTGGTACTTTGCCAAGGTCAGTCACAGCTTGGTGTATGGCAGGCGTTACCAGCCCATTATTTAATGACTCAATAAGTGCAGTTCTTGCTTTGTCTACACCTAAGCCACTAGCAAGCCAATGTTTTACCAGTGCCGTACGATTTTGGGCAGTTTTGCGCGCTTTGTCGCTGGCCTCTGACCATACAGACTGGCTAACAACCGTCGGTAAGTTGTTAAATCTAATCACAGCAGGATGCATTACTTGTTCTCCTTGCTTTGCTTTTCTACTAAGAATTGTTCGAGCAGACGGTTACGTTCTGTTTCAACGTATTGCCACTCGGCTTTGGTAAACTTCGGTAGGTGCTCTATGCCTTCAATGTGCCCAGCAAACTCGCTGCTTAAACGCTCTAGCGCAGTGCCAATTTGGCTATAGATAGCCGCCCAGGTGTGATGCAGTACTTGCGCAGCACTCACGCGCGAGTCTAAATCTAATTGGCGGTTGTCACACAACTGACTAATTTGCGTGATGGTGCTAACAAGCGCCTCGTTTAATAGCTCGGTATTACAAATGGCATCTTTGCGTATCTCACTAATAAACACATGCATATCAAAACGTACTTGCGGTACTTTACGTAACTTTTCATGCTCTAAGTCATTAAGGGCCCGCGCCGCAGTTACTTGCAGTTCATCACGCTCTTTCATCAAATCCGCGACTTGCTGTTTTATAGCGTTGCTAGAAGTTTCAGCTAAAACTTCATAGTCTTCGTCGTCTAGTTCTTTTAGCGTTTCGATTGGAACTTTTGTGAGCTCAGTGAGTTGCTTTTGACTGAAATTTAAAAGCGACACGGTGTCGCATTTACGCTTTGGCAATGCTTGAAGCATTTTTGAGACTGCCATAGCTCTTTGGGCTGTTCGCTTGTGGATCTTTCGCTCATTTAAAAGTGAGTAAAACATTCCATGCTCTGTCTCTGCTTTTACTTGAAGCAATATAAAGCCCATCTCGGCTGCATCGCAGAACTGACGATTTGCTAAATGAACAACTCTATCCATACATTCTTCAATAGTGCTTGGCATCACAATGTTTAGCGGTGACTCAATCTGAGAAATCTGATGATTAATCTCGTCTTGAGATTCTTCATTTACCAGTTCAGTCAGTTCTTGATTACGCATATAAACTCCGAATTTTAGACAGATCTTGGTCTTTGATAGGCATGGTTTAAGCTCCGAAATTAGGTATTGATTTTGACTGATTCGAGAATGGATTCGCGCTTATCTTGCAGCTCTCGCATTTGAACTTCACATTCTGAGGCTTCTTGAAGTTTTTTTGCGCGTTCGTCTGAGGCGCTGTACATAAGCGGCATAAGCAATATGTTGGCAGGTTCAACACTTTTAATGGCCCAACACAGAGCGGGTAAGTATTGAATTGGCATAGATGTAGGTTGGCTAGGAGCAAACCATTTATTAAGTTTGCCCTCGTCTACTTCTACAACATCTACTTTTAGCGCAGCATTCATGCGTTGGGCTAAGCCATTACGTGTGAATCCGCACCGACGCATACATGCATTCACACATTGGCTAAAGCGGTGCAATACCTCACAATCAGGTGGGATCTCACATTCTAAAATGTTCATCGATTCATGGTTTGTTGACATGGTAAAAATCTCCTTAAATTAACCTAGACTTAGCGGTTCTATGTATTCATGCTTGGGTCAGGCACAGGCTGGCCCGATTGGATTGCTTCAATGATTTGATTACGCCTTTGGGTACGCGTTCTTGGTCCTCGTTTTTTGGTTTGGGCGTAGTCCTCACCAAAAACTTGATCCAAGGACTTTCCCAAAGATAAAGCTATTGCTTTTGCTATATGGAAAGATTTTGCACTGCCTCTCGCTACATTGGACACGTGACCAGGCGTAACTTTGGCGGCTATTGCTATGTCAGCAAACTGTATATCCTTATTAAAAAGTTCTTTCCTGATGGCATCAAATGTCATTTTTTTCTTTGTCATGATAGATTTACCTTAATAGTAGATTTGTTTTGCCTAATATATTTGTCACTAGGTGTTTTATTAAACTAGTGCCTAATAATTTAGGTGTCAATAGTGAAGCAAATTATATTTTAGAAAACAAATTAGGTGTTGACTGTCAAATATGTTAGGCGATAGTATTACAGAGTCAGATATCGACAAAGTAATCGATATACTGCGTGATAAGTTAGGTGTGAATAGCGATAGAGCTCTTGCAATGGAATTGGGCCTTTCCCATAGTGGAATATCAATGTCCAAGAAAAAAGGGACATTACCTTATACTTCTATCGTAGCCACCTGTAAGCAAAAGAAAATTTCCTTGGATGAGGTGTTTGGAATTGACGTAGACCAAACATCTGATAATAGCTCTACGGAAGAAAAACCAACAAAGAGTGAAGACGCAAGCAGAAACAGTGCTGAAGATGCGTTAGCTGCAATCGCCCTTGTTGAACAGATAATAGATGATTTGCTTTACTCGAAAAATTTGGATGCAGAGCGCGAACTTCTGATCCGTAAAAAGTTAACGCCAATGTTAATTGAAAAAACATTTGAGCATAACTTTAACGAAGTCATGGTTAAAACCATTGCGGAAGGAGCGCTCTTTATGGCTTTTTAAAGGATAAATTATGATTAAAACAAAACTTGCCACAGCAATGCTTACTTTTGGATTGCTGTCAGCCCCTTCTCTCGCTTTAGAACCACTACCAGACAGAGCGCGTGTACAAAACATGAATACTGATTTGTTATTACCAGATGGCAGCACACTTAATGTGGATGTGTCGTTTGATTGTGGTAGCGACTATCAAAATACCGCTGTTATGGTAATGAGTGATTCAGGCGCTAAGTTAATCGCCGCAGCATACACCCACCTATACGGTGAAGCCGCTGGCCAAGCAGTAATCGATACTTGGCAAACGAAGCAAAATGCCACAGACCCTCGTAAACCAACTTACCTGTTTATCCTCGCTCCACGAGAGCAAGACTTCAATTGGAAGGCAAAAAAGACAAATAAACTTAACAATTTGTTATCACGTGTTAGTATAAGTGAAACAAAAATGGCGAGCCAAACGTTAGAAACAGAGCCCAAAATACCAGTTGTATTAGCTGGTTGCGGCGTCAGAGACCATAACCCAAACGCCGTTAAATAAATTTATTTAAGGGGAATGACTCCCCTATTTGCAAGAAGGAATTCTTCGCTATGTTGAAGTCAAGGATAATTGCCTCTGCTTTGATATTACAGAGCGGAACCTGTCAGGCGCTTAACTTTGAGCACCTTAACGGTGTGGCTCAAGATCAGAATGATTATATGTATTTCTCTTCACACGAAGGTGTTTTGAAGTATGATGGCGAGCACATTGTAAAGCTAAATGAAGTGAGCGAACTGCCAGCTGGTTCAGCACGTGACTTAGAGATTAGCGATTCAAATATTGCTTATATTTTGTATTCATCGGGGCAAATTTGGTCTCTGAATTTGAATACATATGAAGCAAACCTTTTTGCAGAGACGGATGCTCACAACATTGAAGTTACTCACGACGCCTTATTCACGCAAGAAGATTACCAAGTACTTGAGTACGACCTAGCAACAGGCCAGTATGGGGCGAGAATATCGGGTAAAGAAAAGCTGATAGACTTAGAATCCAGATACAACAATGTTTATGGGTTAACTGAAAAAGGCTTGTATCAAATCCACAACGGACGCTCTTATAAAGTAATCGACCAAGAAATTAAAAATGGCGATCTAGAAGTTACACCACACGGTGCAATATTCTTTGCAGATGATCACCTCAAATATTACTCCCAATTACAAGACCGAAGTATTACTAACCACAATGTTGAACGCGCTGAAAACTTAACTTACGTTGCCCCTTATGTTGTTTATTTCACAGATGGTGATGAAGTTAATGAGGTGTCTTTGTCTACCTTAGAAGTCGCTAGAGCCAACGTTAGCTCTACTCGTAAGACATACTTATCCTTATTCGCGGATAATAAAAAGCAGCTGTGGGGCCTAAACATTAATGAATTTGGAATCGTTGAGGGCAATACTCGTGTGACGAATTTAGGCTTAGGGTCCAAGTACAATATTATTGAACGAGTAGACAAACAGTGGTGGATAGGCACCACAAGAGGTGTATTTGTAAATGGTGAACCTGTTGAGTGGCTGAATTCAAAAATCGCAGAAGGCCGTGATTTTGAAGTGACAGCTTTCTCCCACTTTGCTGGAAAAGTGATTGTTTCAACCGATATCGGCGCATATGCCGTTGAGACTGAAAAACGTATTGTAGAAAAGCTTTATGATGGGTATGTAATTAATTCGTCCGTTATTGCTGAATCTTTGTATTTGGCGACAGATGAAGACGCAGTGGTTAAGTTTAATTCCAAATTGCAGTATGAAGAATTTAATAACAACTCCATGCTATCAAGCCATGAAGTTCTTGGTGTAACAGAGATTAGTGGCGAGTTATTTGTTAGTACTGCTGCTGGTCTTGACCGGATCGACTCTCCAAGATCAGTTTCCAGAGAGTACCAAGGTACTTCTAAAGTTGCTGATGTCGCAATCCTAGACGGTGTGTTGTATATGGCAACTTACGGAGAGGGCCTATTAAAAAAGGTAGACGGTAATTGGGTTAGAGTCCCTTCACCTGAATATATTAAAGAAATTGTAGAAGTACGGGACGCACTCTATTTACTGACCAACAACGGCATTCACACAATTGCTAAAGAACAAGATTCATCCAGGCTAATCAGGGAGACACAAGACCATTCGTTTATGATTGGTAGCGTGCGAGTTGCCGATAAAGTAGTGATTGCAGTAAGTGATAGCGCGCTTATTGAAATGACAAATTTTAAGGAGCAATCAATAGCGCCTCCAGTAGTAAGCTATATCAGCACAAATGATGGCTTTGTATTTAATAAAGACGCGTTAGAGATAGATCAAAAAGGCTGGGTAAATATAGCGATTACTAATCTTCAATATCGCCACAATGAAGGCGTTAAATATGAGTATCGTCTAAATGAAGGTAGCTGGATACCTTTACATAGCCCGATGATACAGTTAAACAATTTATACCCAGATCACTATTCAGTAGAGTTCAGGCAAATTGTAGGCAATGTTGCCAGTGAACCCGCAATGTATTCGTTCGAGGTTCGCTCTCATTGGTATAACTCCCCTACAGCGCTAGTTGTATACTTATTCATAGCAGTGCTATTGGTATCAGCAGTTGCATGCTTTACTTATTTTTGGGTTCAGTCATTCCGCAGAGTCTTTAGACAAAATGAACGTAAGCGCCAAAGTAGTAACTTAGGTCAAATCGCTATGCTTGTTGAACAAGGTAAAGTGTTAGTCAGCTCTGGTGATGACACAATGTTTACTGAAGGACTGGTTAAGTTCGACAAAGTATCTGAGTTAATAACCCCCATAGTTAACAATGGCCCTTACCTTGGCGAGCAAAGGTTGCTTGCTGGTTTAGATTTGCTGCAAGTGCAATCTAGCTTGCAGGCGAAAATTAAAGTTAACTTTGAAACGGTGATAGGCAACGTAAAGCTAGATCCCCAATTAGAGCGTGACATTTACGCTGTTGTTTATCATGGCCTTCATAACGCTGTGCACCACTCCGAAGGTTCCGAGGTTAACGTATTCGTGCACAAGCTTAGATCTAAAATTCATGTGCATATTGAAGACGACGGCATTGGCATTCCTCTGCGTTCTCGCTTCCACTTTGGCGAAGGTCTTTACAAAATGAATGATGTAGCCAAGTCATACAAAACCAAGTTTAAGCTTAATTCATCGCGTAAAGGTACTAAGATTCAAATTGTTTTCCCGCTTATTGAGAGAGATAGAATGAGTAAGGAAGATATTGAGAGAGAGATTAGGGAAAGGATGTAATTTTGGCTAGCGACAGTACAAATGGTAAAACAAGGAAAAAAATCCCGATACAACTAGAAAATACTGTACTTTACAAGTGCGGCTTCAAATGTTGTGTATGCAAAACGGATGAGACCTCAGTTCAAATACACCATATTGACCAAAACCCTTCTAATAACATAGAGGGTAACTTGGTAGCTTTGTGTAGCAATTGTCACGACAGAGCACATACGACTCATCAATTATCAAAGAACTTGACGCCTTCTAGGTTGTTGAAATTTAAAAGTATGTGGGAAAATGAAATCTCAGAGAAGTCTTCAATAGCGATGCTCCCAGAAAACCAAGGAAACCTTTCCAATGCTATGTGGACTTTTGTTAATCACCAGCGATTACCTGATCTAATGAGGGGTTACGGGTTAAAATTTGAACCTGAGCTGCTTCGTGAATTAATCGAAGAAAATCTGATAGATGCACATGGTAATCTGAAGTTTGAGCATGACGTAAACCCTAAAAAAGCAGTTTATACCATATATGACCACTATAGATGGGATAACGCGAGAAGAATACATAGCCTGTTTCTTAAAGCTGTTGACAAAATTATAATGAGTGTAAGACCTATAGAGCTTGGCGCAATTTGGACCAAGACTCAAATTAACAACTTAATTTCGCCTGGCTCAATATGCTTCTGCTTTAGAGGCTTTATGTTCCAGCGAGGGAGCTTAATTGAGGGGGTTGAAAATAGACATGCATACGCTAGAGCAAAAAACATAGAATTAAGGATGTTAGTTAACTCCTTTCACATCTATGGTACATCTGCTTACATAGGACATTTTGTAGGAAACTCAAGAGTCGCAGCTTTGATTATGGTTAGGGATATTTTTAGAGAAGGCAATAAAATGGTTATTTCAGCAACTCCTATTGCATTAGGTAGTGGCTTTTCAACACATGATTATTCTTCTCCCTACCCGCTAAAGTATGGATGGGCAAGGGATAGGTAAAAGCTTTTTATAATAATACCCTTATACTTAGTTTAAGGGTTACCGTGAGGATTATAAGAAACCTTGTACTATTACGAAACGTGTATCTGCCTTCTTATCATAGGCTACTAGATCTAACCCGTGTATATCCCATTCAAAGTTATACGCTTTTTGGGGGGGAATCTTTGCGTTCTTGTATAGGCTATTTATATATAAACGGTCGTCTAGTTTTGTATCTATTTCACATACTTTATCAGCATAAAAGATGGATAGCCTTACCAAGTGCGACGGGTGACCCGACATCGATATTGGATTTGTAATATATGCTGTTCCGGGCGGTAGACGTTGAGACATATATTGGTCATGTATTTGTAGCATCCTTTTTCTTTCAGGGGTTATGTGTCCGCTACCGTCATCAGGTTCAAAAACGTCATGATTGAATATCCCAATCGCATGAAACTTGGCTCTAGATACAAATGCAAATAAAACATCATCAGTCCGTTCAGATAGCCCTGTTGATTGAATATTCATATTCAAATGGAAATGGTGGAACCCTTGAGAATTTAACAATAGGTCTTTATCTTCCCAAATCGCAGCGTCGCCGTTTCTAATCCTTTGCGCTGGTGTATATCCGTATTTGTGTGCTCTTAATGAATGAAAAGGGTATAAATCCTCTCCGTTTCTAACTTTTTCAAGAAAAGCGTTGATACTTCCCTTTAATGTGCTCCAGCGTTTATCTCCTGTTACATGAGGGGAGATTTGAACTTTTCTCTCTCGTTGTGGAACTATTCTCGTTTTCCAATGTAGGTAGTGTAATAGAATGTTTTCCAATGATTGATTTTCTAATTCATCTCGAGTAACTCTGTCATTTGGAAAAAATGGGAGTTCCTTTATTAATCGAGCCCTCAATTTTTTAATTCTCTTGGGTTCATCCATATTACAAACTGCCTTTTTTAGGTGTATTTAGTTCAAAAGCTATAAGCAACACAGAAATTAACATAAATCAAAGTGCTGTCCAATCTATATGGTGTATTGTGTTGGAAAGTACGCTGAATAGGCAGAAAAATTCTTAACTAGATTGCTTTTTACATCACCTATTAAAAATGTTAACTAGTGTTAACATTGTGTTTTTTTTGGTTTAGTATTAGATAAACTAATTCATTGGGGTTGCTTATGGCTACTGAGAAGAAACAGCGAGTTGTACGATATAAGAGAGTCAAATTTAGTTCTGATCACCATTTAACCTTGCAGGAAATGTTGGAGGAAAAGTTATTGGACGAAACGTCTGATTACTACAAAGCTATCGCAAGGAGAGAGCCTTTATCAGAAGATGGGAATAGCTTTAGGTTTATAAACCATAGATCTAAGCACAATCAAGAATTATTTATGTGTCAGTTGGTCAAATTTGAGCAAGATAAAAGCCAATTAATGATTGCGATGGATGAAGAAGCAGAAGCATTTTCGTTGACTCCAATTACAGCTAAAGATATAAAAAAAGACGCTCTAAAAGAACGGGACAACAGTGAGTTTTTAGAATCTTTATTGTATTTCGCGGTTCTTGATAACCATTTAGTAATGCTAAGTGGAAAAGGAATAGACTCCAGAGACTTGGAAGAGCACTTAGCGTGGTTTTTAAACTCATTGACTGGTTGCCTCAGTAATTCAATGGTGATCCTTTCCGATAAACCTTCGGAAAAGGCGATAAATAAGGTCAAACAATTCCCTCCTAAGTCTGTTAAAATAGGATCTGCTGTTACCTTTACGCCTAAAGTCAACTCAACTAAGCATGAAAATTTTACAGAAGTAGTTAACCAAAATACCAGGGTTGTATATGAGCCAAGGGGGCTGGCTGCAAAATTTCTAAACTTTTTAAAACAGGAAGGTTATGCACCAAACCTCGATTTCGATGAATCCTATGATAAATCGAACTTAAAATTAGAAATGGTGTTTAAATTTAATAGAACTACCACTAAAACAGGACAAAAGCTGGTACATGACGTTGCGGAAGCGACAAGGCACATGGAAGAGGAAGATGTAAGGATCGGGTTGCAGGAAGGCGGAGAACTTGTAGGTCAGGACGTAAGACTTACTAAGAAAATACAAGTTACATTTATAAATGGTAAAGTTGACGATAGTGGGCTATACCAAAAATTAAGAGATTGGTTATTGACGATTATTGATAACTCTGATGTAGGAGAAGATATAGCGTCGGTACTAAAAGCGGAAGAGTAAAGCAATATGTCAACAATCGGTCACGCACTAGTAGCACTTATGCAGTTGCTGTTACCCAGTGGCCTTTTTGCTTTGTGCTTTTTTTGGGGGGCGACTTTAATACCTGACGACGCTAGTGGAAAACTACCTCTTATTTTTTCTTCTGTTTTTACTATTATGATTGCTCCGTTGATTATGGTCAGGAATTCTGTCGAAGATGTAAGAAAAGAGGAGTTTTTGACTCGAGAAGAGCATCAAAGACTCAATTTGAAAGTTATAAGTATTCGTAACCGTTTGATGCTATATATCTTTTTATTACTCGCTTTTGCACTGCTAGCCGCTTTTGGATTACATCTCGCAAGTGTTAATGCAGTGGCTTCAAAATACGCTCTTTCTGTTGTCGGGGCTATGTTCGGAATAGCCGTATATTCTCTTTTTATAGCTTTAGTGACTAGAAGTAAACTTTCAGACTTTGAGGCTGAGTCAAGAAGTCGCTATTTGCAAATAAAGCGTAAAAGAGCTTTACGAGAGAAACTATTAAATAAGCCCAATTCCAGCTCAAGCTAGCTTAGAAAACATTTATTATTATCTTACGAGCTTGTTACTTTGCTTCAAGCTGTTAAGAGATTTTAAAACACGAAATTCCCTTAAACAATTAAATGGCTCTGTATGTCACAAGAGCGAATATTTGTGCATCTGCACAGGGAATCATTGACTTAAAGCAGTTTAAACAAACTGAGGCGTTTTTAAAGCGGTTTTAAACATGGTTTAAACTTATCTCAAGGCCATGTTTCCAATTTAAGAGGTAACTTCACTGGTAAAAGTTACCTAAACAATTACTTTAGACCTTGAAGGAGTTCTTTCGATAGCGCATCCAGTTCTTCGATTTCCCTAGTCTGTTTTTCGTTAAGACCAAAGTGTTTGCAGGTTGTATTGAGTTCCTTGATCACTTGTTGCTCCCTTTCGTTTAGATTGTCCTTTTCTACATTCTCAATTGGGTAATGTTTTATATCCCAATTTTGTTTGTGTGCTAGAGCTAACACTAGGTGCACGTATCGATAGCGCAGATTGCTAAGTGATTGCGGCTCACCATTTCGCTTTGTCTTTGCTCATCTTGCTTTTCCATCTAAGATTTTGGCAACATTTCTGCAGTATTCATTCAATCGAGATTTCTTAGACGCCTTACCAATATAATTAAACTTTGCTTGACCTGTATTAATACAAATATGGTAGAGAAATGGCTGCTGAAGATTTACTTTTTTGAGGTTAGTCCATTTATAGTTTTCATATCACGTATTGAATTCTTGTTTGTGCTCAGCATAATAGTTACACAAGTTGGAAGCTTTAATCTCCTCATATGTAAAACCTTTTACGCCTAATTTTATATTTCTCCCCCGCTATTCTGAGCTCATTGATTCAACGATGAGCACCCACAATGGAAAACACTGAGTTTGACTGGTACGAGATTTTTACCGCTGGCACCCACACCGACTCAAATGGCAATACACAGGAGTTTACTGGCGCAGATTTAGACTCTGTGGTCACAAACTTTATTCCTAAGACCAGCCCTTTGGTTATTGGCCACCCAAAAACTAACGACCCTGCTTGGGGTTGGGTCAGCGACTTAAAAGTCGAAGACGGTAAGTTGTTTGCCAAAGCCGAAGACGTGGCCGCTGAGTTTGCGGAAGCAGTCGAAGCAAAGCGTTACCCAAATCGCAGCGTACGTTTAGAAGGTGAACCAGGTAACTATTTTTTAGGTCACGTTGGCTATTTGGGTGGTAAAGCCCCTGCTGTTGCTGGCTTGCCTTGGCAATTTAATGAAGAGTCAAAAGGCGCAGTATTTGAGTTTACTGCCAGTGAAGCAAGCGAGCGCGTTGAAGATGTTGCAATGCAAACGGCGCGTTTAGTTACCGACTTTATGGGTAATTTGCGTGAGTGGGTTATTGAGCAACATGGCGTAGAAACTGCAAACCGCCTCATCCCCAATTGGGAAGCCGACTGGCTTACCCGCAAAACCATCATCGCTGAACACGAACAAGACAAACAGCGCTACGGCAATCACGCCTTTAGCGCCCCTTCCCATAACCCCGAGGAAATAGAAGTGAGTGACAAAACAAAAAACGACCCCACCGAAGCCGAGAAAGCATTGCAGGCGCAACTGGACGCGGCGAATGCAAAGAACGCCCAGCATGAATTCAACCAACGTAAGTTTGATGCGCAAACGTTTATTGATACCAAGGTCAATGGTGGCAGTGCCCCGCGTATCACCAAAACAGAGGGGCTTGCAGAATTCATGGCACACCTTGAAACTGGTGCAACAAGCACGTTTGAGTTCGCTGCGAGTGATGGTGATCAAACTGCTACTGCGCAACCAGCGGAATACTTTAAAGGTCTACTGCTCTCTTTACCGGAGCAAGCCGGACTTACCAAAGACTTTAGCCGACAAGACGACGAAGAAACCGAGATTGATAACTCGGCTGATGCGTTGGCTACAAAGGCTTTGGAGTTCCAAAGTGAGCAAGCTAACAAGGGTATAACAATCAGCCTGAGTACAGCCATGGGTCACGTTACGCAGGAGACAAACTAATGGCCATACCAGGATTAATCAGAAACTTTGAATCTGGCGCCCCATTGCCAGCAAACCGCTTTGTTGCGGCTGATATTGGTGACTTTATGGCAACCAAAGCCACAGGTATTAACAGCCCTATTCTTGGGGTCACTGAGCAAGGCACAGACAAAAAGCTGCGTGTTGATGTGGTCATGACACAGCTTGCACCCATAGAACTAGGTGGCGACTTTGCAGGGGGTGAATACGCAGTGAGTGATAGTGAAGGCCGCGCAATACCCTTAGACCCAACCGCTCTGGCAGACGATACCGAAATCCACGTAGCTGGCAAGGTGCTCGAAAAAGGCGACGCGGGCACCATTGTTGATATTCATATCGCCCCATTTGTGATCATTAAATAAGGAGCATCGCCATGAGTGATGGAATGCCATTTACCCCCGACGTACAGCAAACGGCGATAGCAATTGCGTATAACAACCGTCAATTAATCGCAGATAGATTACTCCCCTATGCGTCAGTGAATAGACGAGAGTACAAATGGGGTGAGTACAATTTAGCTGACAAGTTCACAGTGCCAGATACTAAAATTGGCCGTAAGTCAGAACCAAACCAAGTTGAGTTTGGCTATGAAGAGCAAACAGGCTCTGTGACCGATTATGGCTTATCTGACGTTGTACCAAACGACGATATTACGAATGCGCCCGCTAATCACAGCCCGCTCAATGTCGCTACTGAAAACATTACGGACCTAGTATTACTTGGCCGTGAAGTACGGGTAGCTCAAAAATTTTCAGATCCAACCAACTTCGGTATTCACAAAAAGCTGGGCACCGGGAGCTTAAAAAAACTGGATGACCCAAACCTTGATATTTTGCGTTGGCTCCTAAGTTTGCTCGACGAACCATTAATGCGACCCAATAGCATGACCATGTCATTTAAAGTTGCTACGGCCCTTAGGACTAATAAAAAGCTGCTTAAAGGCTATAACGGGACAACTGGAGACGAAGGGCTTGTACCTTGGGCTTATATAAAAGAGTCGCTAGAGATAGAGCATATCAACATTGGCCAGGCGCGATTGAACATCGCCAAAAAAGGTAAAACACCTGTCTTTGAACGGGCTTGGGGCGACAACCTTGCATTTACTTATCATGACCCGCTAGCCAGCTTCGAAAACAAACGTATGACCTTTGGTCTGACGGCGCGTTACAAGAACCGAGAGTCAGGTAACAAACCTGTGTCTGCCGGGCTACGTGGCGGTACCAAAGTCATTGTGGGTGAATCAGTCGAAGAGCAAATCATAGCCAAAGGGTGTGGTTTGTTGCTCACCGATGTATTGACCACAGCATAACGATTTAGCCATTAACTCCCTATGGGGCTTCGGCCCCTTTATAAATAAGGAAAGACCTATGTTTGTAAATACGCAACACACAGTAAATACCTTGGGCGTAAATCGATTGGTTGATTATGCAAATGGTCGTTTTTCGATTGGGTTTGATGCGCAAGATATCACAGACAACGATATTAAAACCGCGCTGTTAGTCACACCTGAAACAGACATTCAAACCACCGTATTTAATTGGTTTGAAACTGCCTCGACCAATGTAAACAACACGATTGCTGGTTACGTGGCCAAGCTTGAGCTCACACAAGCGGAAGTGGATGCTTCACCCCTGCTTGGCATTGCAGCAGACTTAATGCGCTACGAACTGTGCAACAACGACGCCGACGAAGGTTTAATGACCAGACGTAAAAACGCCATGCAGGAGCTTAGCAAAATTGAGGCGGGCACCATTCAAATTAAAGCACCCTCGCCTGTGGCGTCTGGCCCTATTCAAACTAAAACCCCAAGCAGTAATTTTGATTGGGCTAGGTACTAAACCATGGCGGGCGTATTCATTGATATCTCGGGCGATGCGTTAGAGAAGTTACAGTTACTTCGACATAAAAGCGCTGTGCCTGAAGATATTCTAGACGATGTCGGGGCCTTTCTAGATATGGATGTCACAACTCGATTTTTAAACGAACTCGCCCCAGATGGAAGTCGGTGGGAGCAATCAGAAGCAGCCAAAGAACGTACAGGTTTAACGCTGACTGACCAACGTAACTTAGCAGGCTCAGTAACGCATAACGTTGAAGGCGATGAATTAGTGCATGGTTTGGGTGAAGAATACGCGGCTATTCACCATTTCGGCGGTAAAACAGGTCGTGGCCATACGGTTACGCTCCCTGCTCGCCAGATAATTGGCATTGAGCAATATCAAGCTGGCGTCATCGTTGAAACGCTCACTGGTTGGCTAGTTTAGATGGAGTTTAAAGCATGTTTAATTTCGATTTAAACCACATTGAAAGCGCGTTGACTAAAGCACGAATTGCCAAAGTCGGCTTTGCCCCTGACTTTAATCAGGCGCGTAGTAAACCCGTGCATACGCCTTTGTTGTACGTTTTGCCACTCGATGAAGATTACCAATCAACAAATAGCATTACGGGCCAAGACGAATACGCGGTGAATGAGTTGTTTGCAGTCATGATTGTTGTCCCCTGTCATATAGCCAACAGGCAAACCGACACACAAATTGAACAGCTGAGAGAGCGCGTAAAAGCGGCGCTTGCTGGCCTAACCGTTACGCCCTATGAGCCCATTAAGCTGCATCGGGGCCGCATGGTGGAGCTAAACCAACAGACAAAAAACCTCATTTATCAGTGCCAGTTTTCTGTCTCCGGGCACATAACCATCAACACCAAGGAGCCAACATGAAAGACGATAAACCAACCCCTAAGAAACACAGCCCATGTGAAATAGCCCAGCAAGTACAAAAGGCACTTAAACAAAATGGTAACCGTAGCAATGTTGCCGGTGCATTTGTACTTGAGGGCGACACCATTAAACCAGGAGCAGCATCATGAGCTGGCGATTTAAAGACCGTTTAATAATGGCGGATTCATTGGGAACGACCCTCACTGGCAACCATGCGATATATGCCAGTGAAGTTGAGTTCAACATTGAAGCCGAAACCGAAAAAGACGAAGTTGAGCGCGCTCATTCTGGCTCAAGCCTAGAGATTATGTACGGTGAGCATGTAACGCTGAATTTTAAAACACCGCTGGCAATGAGTGGCAGCGCAGGCGCGGCCCCGGCGATTGCACCGCTTTTATTAGCATGTGGCATGGTACAAGTATCGAGTGCCAATGCAGTCACCTTCACCAAAGGCGCAGCCACCAAAGCCTCGTGTTTAATGCGCTTTGGCCAAAATACGCACGTACTCACCGAGATGTTAGGTACGTTCAGTATCAATCTTGAAAAAGGTCAGCCCATGATTAACTGGCAGTTTAAAGGCCTATTCAGTGCGCCGGTACAATCAAGCGGCCCGCCACCAGTTGATTGGTCTCGATGGAAAAAGCCAAGCACGTTAGGTGTGAGCAACAAAAGCGCGTTTAAATTAAATGGCCTTGCGCGCACATTGCACAAACTCACCGTTGATGTGGGTAACAATGTGGTGTTTGACCGGGCAATCAATCACGAAGAAATCATGATCACAGGCCATGAGTCTACCGCAAACATCACTGTCACCAGTGATTCATTATCCATTTTCAATCCGTTTGAGCTGGCTGGCAGTATACAAACCTTTGAGTTTAACCACGGCCAAGGCGCAGGTAACAAAGTGACGTTATTAGGTCGCTTTCAAATGCCCACACCAAAATATGCCAGCTTAGAGAGCGAGCTCACAGGCTACGAACTGGACGGAAAGTTAGTCCCCAGTGACAGTGGCTATGACGAATTAACCTTTGTATTTGAGTGATCCTTATGAAACTAAAAAAATTAGAGCAATTAAAAGACGCCACCATTCATGCCCCACTTCATTTTGAATATGGCGGCGTGGAGTTTAAGTTCAACGCACACATTAAGTTGGTGCCAGAAGGCGACATTGAAAAGCTCACCGACCCACGCAACACCACAGATAAAGTCATTGTTGAACAGTTACTTGTTGGTTGGGACGACTTTGTTGATGAAGGTAAAAGCATCCCGTTCTCAAAAGACGTGCTTCACGAAATGCTGGGCTTTGGTGGTATCGCTGGGCGTTTATCAGCCGAATGCATCAATGCGCAATATCGAGTGCAGGAAAAAAACTAATCGACGTGGCCAAGTGGTTTGTGGGTGACTTGGCCACACAATCTAAAGCACTTGATGATGACTTAGCCCATTTTGGTGCGCCGGTTGAACCAGTAAAAAGCAAAGCAGATTTATACGTACTCCCACAAAATTGGGTAGCGGTTAAAGCGCTTTCTACTGCCAATACGCAGTGGCAATACTGTAAGGATGGCATTGAATTGGCTCTTGATTATGCCAGGGCTGAAATTGCTTGGCGCTATGCGGATATTGCCCTCACCCCCACTGATTTTGACAAGCTCCAATATCTAGAACGAACAATAATAAAGCTCTTGAGGCAGACTGATGAAAAACCAACTGAATTTGGCCTTACGCTTACGATACGACGGTAAAGCGGTAACATCCGGCACTAACAAGAACATACAGGACTTAAACCGCCTGCCTCATGCCATTCAAAATCAAGTAGCTGCGAATCAACGTTTGGGTGCAAGTCAGTCAAAGGTTATGCAGCAACAGTCTGCAATGGGTAAACAGCTGGGTGTGCTACAAAGTGGCTATGAGCAATTGGGAATGACACTGGCAAGCGTTGCATCTATAGGCACAGCTGCAATTTTTATCCGTGATACAGGCGCAGCGCAGCAATTAGATACTCGGCTGCAAGGGTTGACCGATTCTACCCGCGAATACCAACAAGTACAAAGCTATCTGTTTGAAGCTGCTGATAGACTTAATACAAGCTACGTATTGTTATCTGACTCATATACAAAAATGCTTAATTTAGAGCCTTTAATATCTAAGTCAGAAGGTATTCAAATACTCGAAGGATACGCAAATGCAGCGGCTAAAATCGGTGCAGCCAATGCCCAAGTATCTCAATCACTGTATGGCCTTGAACAAGGCCTAGGCAGTAATGTAATTCGAGCTGAAGAGTTTAATCAAATAGTCGAGCCTATGCCTGGGCTATTACAACAATTAGAAAAAGCGTCAGGTTTAGTAAACGGTCAATTGCGTCGAATGGTGAATGATGGCCGTATTACAAGCCAAATGTTTAAACGCTATTTAATAAAGGCTTTAAACGAGTATGCGGGTGCGGCTGAGGCTACCGAGGGCAAAATAAACGCATCCTTTGCTGAGATGAGCAACGAGTATCAGCGTTTAATTCGTGAGTATGAAAAGCCAGTCAATTTTGCGGTGACTGGCGTAGCCGATGCTGTCACGGCAGGAATGCGAGAACTGCGTGAAAACCAAGACCTAGTTGAAGGACTAACAACCTCGGCAACGGCATTAGCAATTGTACTCGGAGGCAAACTGGCAGGCGGTGCAGCTAAAGCGACAGCGGCATTTACCACGACGACGATGGCAAAGCATAAGGCACTGCAAGCAGACTTACAATTAGCTGCATATAATCAACGTTTAGCAGCAGAGGAACAAAGACGTGCAATACAAGAGCAAGCTGCCGCTCAGCGCCAACTGGCAATGGCTAGCAATACAGCGCTTAGAACAAAGGCCATTCATCAACTGGCCCTGGCTAATCAACGAGCGACACTTGCACAAACCAACCTCAATGCAGCAACAGCCACTTATTCTGTCGTGTCTAAACGCGCAGCTTTATCTAGTCGCGCATTAAGCGGTGCAATGGGGCTATTAGGTGGCCCAGTTGGATTAGCTGTTACTGCAGGTTTGGCTATCGCCTATTTTGCGAGCCAAGGTGACAAAGCATCTACTAGCTCAAAAAGATTAGAAACACACTTGTACGATTTGGGCGATGCGTTCGATTCGGTTAACAACGTCAGTGCTAAAGCGCAAATCGCCTCTGCGTCAAAGCAAACAATCAACTACACAAACAACATTCAAAACGCGTATAAACGTATTAAGCAGCTGCGCCAACAAATGAATAACGCTAGCAGTGACCGCGCTAAATTTACATACCAAAACCAAATTGCTGGCATTGAGCGCTACATCAACGAGCAAGCAAAACTGCGTAGCGAGTCCATGAAAACCGCTGCACAAGCAGCAAACCTGCAGCAAAACCTCAAAGCAATAGATTGGAAGCAAATAGCGGAAAACACCAAACAAGCCACTAACGCCCTGCCCCAAAACATTCAGCAGCTTCAGCTTTCGCTACTAGGAGAAGAAGCCAGGCTAAAAGCCAGCTATGAAAAACGCAAAGCCATGGTCATACAAGCCCGTGAAAATGACCATGGCAATAAAGCCAAATACGATGCAATTTTGAAGCAGCTAGACGCCAAGCTTCACGCGGACCAGCAAGCATTAACAGACAAGCATGAAGCAGAAAAAACACGTATCCAAAACCAAGCAGAAGAAAAGCGTAAAAACGATTTACGTGCAGAGCTAGAAGACCGCATTGCACAAATCAAAGGCTATGCAAACCGTGAAGCACTTGCCAGTTACAACAACCAGCTGGCAGTAGAAGAAGCAAAACAACAAGCCCGTATCGACGCAAAACGGCGTGGCATGTTAGGTCTTGCTTCAAATGATGAAGTCGGCGAAATCAAGTACAACGCCGACAATCAAATTCGAAACCTAGAGCGACAGCAAGAACTGAACGCAGCGAGAGGATTTCACAGCCAGCGCGAAGCCGATGAATACGCCCATCAAGAACGGCTAATGCAAGCCCGTACACAAAAAACGGGACCTATGCAAAAACACTTAATGGAGTTTGCGAACTGGGAGACTAAAAACGCCCGCGAGAAAACATCTGCCGTTGTTGGCTTAGGCGCTGCTGGCTTTAAGGCCATGGCAGGCCAAAGTAAAACCGCGTTTAAGCTGTATAAAGCGTTTTCAATCACTCAAGCGATGATTAAAACCTATGAGTCAGCAACTGGCGCATATGCAGCATTAGCCCCTATTCCTGTCGTTGGCCCTGCACTTGGTGCCGCTGCAGCTGCGGCCGCCGTCGCAATGGGTTTACAGCAAGTCCGCATGATAAAGGCACAGCAACCTGCTGGTATCGCACACGGTGGTTTAGACTACGTACCAAACGAAAGTACTTACATCCTGCAGCGTGGTGAACGTGTCCTCTCTCCAAAGCAAAACGTCGAAATCAGCCACATGGCGCGGCATTACAACGCTGGCAATCGCCAAACTGCAGGTCAAAATGTGGTGTTCAATATTACAAATCAGATCACCGTAGAAGGTGCGGCCAATGCCGAGCAAGGCAATGTCATTGGTGCAAACTTGACTCGGCAGATTGAGGCTGTATTTGTTGAAAGTATAAACTCTCGCGGGGCTGTGTTTAGGGCGATTTCATTAACTTTTTAGTTATTTCGGAATAGGATCATCGATAGTTGTAATGTACATAAAAGTTATGCTTATGAATGTTCAGACATTACGTTCTGCAAATACTTTGACAGTCCATCCAAATCAGGAAATATTGACGCATGATGAATTCCGAAAAGTCTCAGTTCCTTGCGCAAAGCTTCCCTTATTGCATAAGGGATACGATATTTTTTTATGGCTTTATTTTTCAATCTATCATTCAATGGTTGTCTGGGATCAGGTTGAATGGTAAAAACTCCCGATTGCGCTCGTATCCTACCTGATACATGAGGTGGTTTATAGATGTTAACGTGCTCATGCTCTAACGGTTTTTTTACTTTGTTCACATCAACAAAGGCGGACTTTATGGTTAAGAAATAAAACGCTGCATCACCTGAATAGTCCTCTTTTACTAAGTTTTCTTTACGAATATCTAGTTCGGAAATTGGTTCCCCCACAGCAAAGTAAAGTGCAACCAAAGGATTCGTTGACCAATCTAGCAACCTAGTTGGCAAACCATGGTGTTGAGCTAAGGCTAACCATTCCCATTCGGTATTTGGAGTTGATTGAAGGAACCCTACAGCTTGATTTTTAAATCTATCAAAGATGCTCTTTTCATCGAAGTAGCCTTTAACAAATTTTGAACTAGAGAGTCGGCCAACTTTAGGAACCAAAGAAAAATAATCTTTAGATTCCCCTCTAAAAAAGTAACGCTCGTCAGGAGTAATTCCTTTTACAATGTTCCTAAAGTGTTCAAATGATTCAATCGTACCTGAAAATTCCATGATTACCTTATTTTCCTGAATTTAATTCCACTAGTCTGCTGCTAAATAACATCTTTTGATATTAAGTAATAACTCTTTAAATATTTACATTAATGGGAGCTTAGGTGTGATTCTCTTCGCAGGTCAATAAAAATAGCAAAGTAGTCGCTGTTAGATGTAAAGTATAACTTGCGAAGTGCTCAGGAACGTTTTTAACTACTACTCCCTGACCGTGTCCCCCTTCTTTGTTTCTCAAAGTAGGAACACCGCTTTCGAGTAACGTTCTAACCGAAGAAAATTGGTTTTGGAGATATTCAGGAACTAATCCATTGTTGAAGCAGCTATTAATTAGTTTTTTGGATGTATCATTTTTATTGTACTGCCAGCCATGTTTATCATGAATTGCTTTCATTAGGCTTTCGAAAGATTTAAGACAATCATTAAGGCATTCTTTGTATTTCTTATTTCTATAGTGCTCGTGTGCGGATAAAAATTCGTGGTTTGCCCCTGAGTAGCACTTTTCTTTTCCTAGCAATTGAAGGACTGGTTTTACTGTTTCAGAATGAATGTATTGAGAATCAATTCGGATAAGCTCTCCAGAAATAAACTGATACCCTATCGAAGCCTCTTTAAACCTATAATTTAGTTCTTCTATTGCCGCATCTGGTGTTTGAGTTACTCCTCTGGTGCGAGAGAATTCCCAAGAATTGTTTCTAATACCGTGATCTATAACATTGAATACCAAGTCAATAATATCGAGGCATTGCTCTGTTTTATTTGTCTCTAAAAAAAAATCAAATATTGCTTCGAAATTAGTTCGCGCATCTCTTCTAAGTGCGAACACCCCATACTCTTTACATAGTGTTTGATGTATTTCTAGGTATATTTTACTGCTTACGTGATTGTACTGATCTTCAATACCAATAGTATCTCTGACAATATGAATAACTTGGACACGGAAATTGTTTGGTATTTTACTATATTGATATACGTCTTGCGTCTTGCTTGTTAACTTCTCGCGCCTTTTAGAGAACAGCTCAAATATAGACATGTTTACTTGATACTCCTTCAATTTACTTTAAAGCTAATATGAGGGTAAATATTTTACTAGAGTAAATGTTTTGTCAATGAATATTTATGCATGTAGTTCAGGGGGCTACAGCCATTAGTATAGATTTAGGTAATGGAAGGTTGCCTTCTTACCTGCTCTCTTTTTAATGTTTACTCACACAATAAAGCAAAGAGCGATAAAAAACATGGAGCACCTTCCCTACCTAAGCCCCCAAACAGCTGTGTTTAAAGTAGTCCTGACTATGGTTTATTCGCTCTCTTCAGATCTTCAGGTCTGATCTCGACAAACTCCCATTGAATAAACTCTATAGCCCACAATGGCTTGCTCGTTCAATTCGTCAATACTAAAAGATACGGAGATATAACATTTGGGGTCAGTTATACTAGGAATTGTATCGAGTTGGGCAATGTGAAATACGGACAGGTCAAATCTCATCTCGACGCCTTCCTGTTTGAACCAGTCACTTAACTCGTTTACATCACTAGACTTTTGAATTTGTTCATCTATTTTTGACTTCCACTCCGACTCAACTGCCTTCGCTTTTTCAAAATCAAACCCCATGAAATTGCTGTTGTCTGAACAAGCTATCAATAGTGTAAAAATATACAAAATCAAAAAACTAAATCGCACTTCATTATCCTTATAAATCTACTTCTGCGAACTACTCAGCTTATAGTAAAACATTTTACACCTAATTTCCCGCTCCTAATTTTTTAAACTCGCTCACACAGTAAAACAAAGAGCGATAAAAAATATGGAGCACCTTCCCCTACCTAAGCCCCCAAAAAGCTGTGTTTTTCGGCTGGTTCCCAATAGTCATTTGCACGTGAGTAAAACCAATAATGCCTCTGAGGTGTATGACCTTGAGGGCGCATACTGGGAGTTTGAGATTGAGCTTGCCAATGTGTCTGAGTCTGATGCCTTGGCGTTGGATGCGTTCTTGGCCAGGTGTCGTGGTGCCGTTGGCAAGTTTTTGTGTTTTGATTATCGGTTTTTACAAGATGACTTGGACAGTTTTGCCCGGGTTACTGCGTCATATCAAGACGGTAATTTGCTTAAAGTGGCTGGTTTGCCTGTCAATTCAGAGTATGCCAAAGCCGGCAATCGCATTCAGATAGGTACGGGTGAAAACGCCGAGCTTAAGATTCTTACTTCGGATGTGGTGGTTGATAGCCACGGCGAGTGTGAGCTTGAGTTTGAATCGCCTATGCGCCAAATCCCAGCGAGCAATACCCCTGTGTATTTTAAGCGCCCTGCTGGCGTGTTTCGCCTTTTGAATAACAAGCAAGGGTTGGCTGAAGCCAAGGTTAAAAATGGCTTTGTGACCTCATGGAAAATCAAAGGTCGGGAGGCGTTCTAATGGAGGCATTAAATTCTGCTTTGGTGGCCGAGCTTGCCAATTGCCGCCCCCGCTACTTTGTGCGCTTGGCGTTTAAAAGTGGCGATGTGTTATTACATACCGGTGTGGGCCAGCGCCGATTCTTAGGTTACACCTGGCATGGTTTAGGGATGCTTGGGCGTATAGGTGAAATCCCCGCAAATGATAAAAACGATGCGGCGCGCATTCGCTTAACGTTGCACACCCAAAATGAAACTGTGTTAGCTGAAGTCGCCGAGAATGACCCCATTGGTGTGGGCGTTGAAATCTATCTTGCCACGGTCGACACACATTATCGTGTTAATCAGTCTCAACTATTAGAAAGCGGCTATATCGTGGCGTGTGATGTAGAGCGCGGCCAAGTCAGTAAAGTGAGCTTGTCAGTGGCTGGCGAGTCTGAGCGTTGGAAGCAATCGCGTTTGCATCAACGCTGGAACCATGCGACGCAAACCGCGTTATATCCAGACGACATGTTTTTTAATGAGCATGCTGAAGCCACAGGGACTTTACTCCCAGACACACAACCTGGTTATCCAATTGGTGGGAGGGATGGCCATGCACTGCCCTAGTTACCGCCCAATTATACTCCAACGCTATCTAGATTCATGCGAAAACACCCCGTTTGCATGGGGCAAATTCGATTGCTGCTTGTTTGTGGCCGATTGGCTCCTTGCCCGAAATGGTGTCGATGTTGCGCAAGGCTTTCGGGGTCACTACAGCACCGCCATTGGCGCAAAACGACGTTTAACTCGCTTAGGATTTAATAGTATTGAAAGTGTGTTTAAACACCATTTAAAGCCCATTGAAACATCCTATGCGCAGCGCGGTGATATTGCGTTGGTTGAATATGAGGGTGAATTGATAGGTGGCATCGTTGGTCTTGGCTATGTCTATTGCGTTACTAATATCGGTTTAAGCGCACTGGAAATGAGCGCGGTCAGTTTTTGCTTTTCTCAGGAGTTGCCTAAGTCTACGGGTGAGGTGCGCAATGGGTAAAGTTGTCGATGTTGTCAAAGATATAGCAGATCCCTTTGGTCTCGTTGAGAAAGTCTGGGATGAAACCGTTGGGGCACTCTGGGACAGTATGAGCCCAGAGATACCCGAAGAAGACTATGCAACGCTGGCAAAAGGGCTGCAAAAAGGCATTGACCAGCCGCGCCGTATTACCTTTGGGCGTGACCGCGTTGGGGGTGTGATTGCGCACCAAGCCACAGTCGAGCGCGATGAAAAAAAGTGGGTGCAGTTGATTGTGTTAATTAACGGTGCGCCCATCGATGCGTTAGAAGACGTGTATATTGCCAATAAGCCGTTATCGGACTACCCAGCCGAGAGTTGGGACTATGCATTGTCTGATGGCAATCACACATCCGCCAACAATAAAGCTGTGTCTAAAATGGCGGGTTGGACCAGTAAACATGTGGGTTATGGTCAGGCACATGTATTCATTGAGCTTGAGAACAACCGCGAGGTGTTCCCCGATGGCATTTCCGATTGCGAATTTTTAATTCGCGGTTCGCGTATTTGGGACCCCCGTGATAGTGAGCAAGACCCCGATGATAAGAGCACATGGGCATGGACGCAAAATGCCGTGCTGTGCGCCCTGCACTACATTCGTTTTTATGGGGCTCATGAAGTGCCCTATCATCGCATTCCGCTTAATTGGTGGGTAGCGGCAGCCAATGTCTGTGATGAAAACGCCGTCTATCAAGACAACGATGGCGTTGATAGGTATGAGCCGCGCTACACGTGCAACGGGACTTTTCGCTTTACCAGTAAGCCCATAGAAGTACTTGGACAATTAGAGCGCTGCTTTGCAGGAAAAATCTTTAGGCAAATGGGCCAATGGTTTGTGCGCGTTGGTGCCTGGTATGGCAACCCCACGTATACGATTGGCCAATCGGATGTGATGGGCAACGTTAAAATCAAGTGGCATGCGGACCTACGTGATAGAGCCAATATTGTCCGTGCTACTTTTACCGACCCTAATCAGCATTATGAGCGCACCGATGCACCGCCTGTGCGTGCTGAGGGTTATATCGAAAAAGACAATCAACCATTAGAGACCACGATTTCATTGCCTTTTGTGCGCAGTGCGACAGCGGCACAGCGCTTGGCAACCATTCACCTTGAGCAAACCCGCCTCGGCTCAATCGAACTCCCCCTCAAACACAAAGCTTTGCGCGCCGCAGTGGGTCGTACGGTATATGTGGATTTACCCAACGAGCGCATCAATAAAAAAGTCTATCGTGTTGTCGCAAGGCGCTTTCGGCTTGATGGGGGAATAACGCTGACGTGTGTGGAAGACAGCCCGCTTTTATGGGCTGATGATTTAGTGCCTGGTGCGTCTGATCTAACGCCAAATAGCGATTACGTCATTGGCAAACCTTCCCCAATTGAGCAAGCACGTGTTGAGGTTGATGGAGATGGCAATGGCATTGTGAAATGGACCCACCCCGCTCCGCTGGCAGTGCATGAGTTTGATGTGGAGTTTTATAGTGATAATGATACGCGCGTGTATAAAGAGTCTGTGACCTACACGCAAATTGTTATTCCCAAACTCGCTCTTGGTACATACACCGCTAAAGTATTTGCGAAAAACATATTCGGCCAGCGCTCCCCATCTGTTGCCATTCAGTTTACTGTTTCAGCACCAACCGAACCTGTGCTGTCTTATGTCGCAGATTATAACCAAATTACGCTTACCGCCACTATACCCGCTATTGGGATAGGCACCCAGTTTGAGTGGCAGTTCTTGGGCTCCAATGAAGCACCTCAGCAAAGTGACACGGCATTTGCGCAAATCTACAACCGCATTGGCTTGCAGCCGATGACCGAGTATCACTTTCAATGTCGTGCAGTAAACCACATCGGTAACAGTGACTGGGTGCAGATAGCTGTCTCAACAACGGATGTAGACTTAACCGAGTTTATTAATGACATGCCACTGGCGAAGTTAAGCCAAGAGGCCCAAGACCTCATCAACGACTTGAACACCCAAGTTGATAGATTAAGGCCTGAAACCGAGAACAACCTGCCCTCGCTTGTTGCCAAAAACATCGAGCAAATACAGGGCTTGGAAGATGTCACCAAGGTTTTAGATGGCTCGATTGTCGATGGCATTCCCACTCAAATTGCGCTGAATAAAATCAAACTCGATGAAACAGCGTTGGCTGTTACTGACATGCAAAAAAGCGTGTTTGATGTCACGGCTGGTTACACCAACTTTCGTCATGAGTACGAACGACGCACGCTTAATAATGAGCGTTTAATTGATGCCGCCGTATTTGTCGATGCCGAGTCTGGCACCATTGTGAATCGGGCGTTTTCTTATACCGACACGCAATTCAGTGAAGCGGTTTCTTTGGTAGATGGTGTCCACGCACGCATCAATTTTGAGTCCCGTCGCATAAAACAGACTGAAGAAAAGCTCGTTGACGCCACAGCGCAAATCGAGCTGCAGGCAGGCCAAATTACACAGCGTGCAACTCATACCGAAGTCGACGCCCATATTGCCGGCGCTATATCAGCCTTAACGCCTGCATACAGCTGGCAGTTTAACAGCGGCGCTGAGGGGTTTGTAGGGTTCGAAAGCCATCATGCGTTAGGGTATTTGGTGTGTAAAAATACGTTAAATAGCCCTGCTATTTCTCTGGATACAGTCGATAACCCCATGTTTAGAGTGCGCGTGCGTAAACATCAAAACAGCACCTGGCTAGGGCATATCCAATTCAATGGCGGTACCTTGTTCCTGCCCGAGCCAATAAGTGATGATTGGGAGGTCATTCAAGTAGACGCGACAGGTACTGCAGGCTATAGCGGCATTATCACTTGGCTTCAGTTTTCACTGGGCCACTGCGATATCGACTTTATTGAAATCGGTAAGCGCGGGGCAAACGATTTAGCCCTATCAGACATCACAAGTCGCACGACCACCATCGAACAAGAGTTAGATGCCGGTACAGGTCGCATGGGCCAATATGCAACAACGGCTTGGGTATCAAATCAAGGCTTTCAAACTCAAAGCAACGTACAAACACTCATAGATTCATTTAACACGCAATACAGTATCAGTGCCGTGCTACAGCAGCTCAACGACAATGACGTCATCGTCAAAGCCAATGCGGCGCAAACTTGGATTGATGGCGCAAATTCAGCGATACGCAGCCAAGTCATTGGCTATTTAAATGAAGAGGATGGGGTTAACCAAAAGCTCGCTACGGCCGAGCAAAACATAGATGCGTTAGCCGGAGAAGTTCAGCAATCAGTCACTCAAATCCAAGGCATTCAGCTTGATTTAGCCGACAAAGATTTAAATCAGGTATTAGATGCGTACAACCAACTCCTGCGCGACAACGCGCTAGCAGAGCAGTCTATCACCCTCGCTCATGCTGAAGATAAACTCGCTGCAGTCACAGACGAGGTAAGCGCCCTATCCTCACAATCTACCAAACTGATTGCGTTGCATAATCAAAGTGCCGCGAGTATTGATATTCTCGGTAGCGCTTTTGCCAATGAGCGCCAATCAAGTGCTGAGCGCACAGAAACACTGCGCGCTGAAATAAGCGATGAAAGCCAAAGGTCTATTGCTGAAGCCAAAGAATTTACCCGTGCCATCACCGGGTATTGTGTGGATAGCGATGGCAATCGAGTTGATATTGAAGATGCCTCCGACTGTGAATTAGCTGGCCACACGTGGGTAGATGGTCCCGTCGTCGAGCGCTCAATGAACTTGGCAACGCTGATGGTCGATGGCCGAGGCTATCAAACATCTAGCCAAGTCAACCAGGCGATTAGCACTTTTGATGCGGCTTACGGAGTCACTACAGCGCTACAGTCATTTTACGACAATGGCACACTTGAAAAAGCCAATGCCGCAGAGCGTTTTATCGCGGGTGCTGCCGGTTACATCAAAGACCAAATCACGGTGTTTAATGCGCAAGAGGGTGGTGTTGATGAGCAGTTCGCAAACGTATCGAGCACACTCGATGCCATTCAAGGCGAGATAAACCGTAATATCGTGCAAGTGCAAGGCCTGCAACTGGGAGCGGATGCGAAAAGTCTCGATGAAGTTATCACGGCGTATAACGCATTACTTCAAAACAACGAGCTGCAGCAATTAGATATCAAACTTGCCTTGGCCCAAGACCAACTAAAAGCCACTACTAGTGAACTTGAAAGCGTGGCCAGTTTTACACTAGAGCTAGGTGCCATACATCAGCAAAACAATGCAATTATCACATCCGTCGCTAAAGCATTTGCCAACGAACGCCAAGCCAGTGTCTTGCGTGATGAACGCTTTGCGGCTTTCACCCAATCAACACAAGCTGCGTTTAGTGACGTAACCGAAGCCGTTGCTGACATAGACCACGCAAACCTTGTACGCGACCAAGTATTCACGGCATTTGCTGCAAACACAGAGACTGCATTTCAAGAAACGACTCATCTTATTTCCAACCTTGATTCAGCGATGGCCACGCAACGCCAAGACTTGGTTGCCAAAATCGAGCAAGGCGACACGTCAACTTTAGCAAACGCAATAATTTATACACGCGCTGCTGTGGGTTATTGCATCGATGCACAAGGGAATATCACGAACGAAACAGATGCCACCCTCTGTGTTGATGCAGGCAATAGTTGGGTTGACGGGCCACTCGCTGAGTTTATTCGCAAGCTACAAATTGAAAACGCCAGCGGTGACAAAGTCAGCATTTCTGATATTCGTCAAGCATTTGAAACACAAGATGGCCGACTTATCGCCCGTGGCGGGTTTTTGATAAACAACCAGGGTCGTGCTACTGGCGTAGTCGGTTTAAACGATGGGCAAATCGGAAATCTCGATTTAGTCGGCGATGTCATTCGTCAAGGTGTGCAAGTTGGCGAAACCTTTATCCCTACGTCATTTATTGATAACCGTGACCCGCAAAATCCAGTTCACGTATTTCGAGGTCGATTAGAACTCGGCGATTTTGTAGTTGAATCGGAGGATAGTATTCGCGGGCTCGACGGGAAAGATGGGCTACCAGGCCCGCCAGGACAAACTAAATATACCTGGATTAAATATGCTGACGATTTACACGGGAATGGCTTAAGTGATAGCCCAGAAGGCAAAGACTATATTGGCCTTGCCCACAATCAATTTACGCATATCGAATCAAACGACCCAAGCGACTACTCCTGGTCAAAAATCAAAGGCGAGCAAGGCAATCAAGGCATCCCAGGCGACAAAGGGGAAGATGGTAAAACGCTATATACGTGGGTTGCGTACAGCGACAATGTCAATGGCGCAAATATGTACCAAACACCAAGAGATTCAACTGAGTACATTGGGATCGCAAACAACAAAACAACGGCGACTGAGTCGACAAACCCTGCCGACTACCATTGGTCGAAAATCAAAGGCGCAGATGGGACCGATGGTGTGCCTGGTGACAAGGGAGAAGATGGCCAAACCCTATATACGTGGATAGCTTACAGCGATAGCGCCAATGGCGCGAACATGTATCAAATCCCAAGAGGATCGACTGAATACATAGGTATCGCTAACAACAAAATTACAGCGACTGAATCTACAAACCCTGCTGAGTATTTATGGGCAAAGTTTAAGGGCGCACAAGGCGTCCCAGGCGATAAAGGAGACAAAGGGGATAAAGGTAGCTCAGGCACTTCAGGGGCTCGTGGGGCTGGGCGATTTATTACATCTACAACAGCAGGAAATTGGTCTGACTCAGTGGCGCGAGCCGCATGCTCAGGTGGTTATGCAGTCATAAACGATGTTGTCACAATATACAAAAGCAGCGACCCAAAAGTACAGACTACCAAGCGTTTTTCAGGAAGTAGATGGGAAAGCTTCGCACTGCATGTGCACGGTAGTCAGCTTGTGGAAGGTACCATCATTGCTGACGGACTTGTTGCCGCGACAGGCACCATTGATGAATTAACCGCAAGTGGAAGAAAAATCAAGATTAATAATGATGGCCTCACTGCCCACGCGATGACAGGCAATGGGTTTGCTTGGAATACAGACCACCAGTCAAGCTGGCCTAGCTTATTTAAATTCAATGGCAATAGCGGCTCCTCGGGTACGTTATCTGTCACTAACACTCATAACACCTTTGGCAATGCCATCACTGCTTATTCTGCAGGCCCTTATGCTGTTTATGCACAGCGTGGAGCCATAGGACCTTTTACAGGTGCTCATGATGGGCTAATTGCCAAAGGTGCCAATATAGAGACTGGCGATTTAGTGTGTGATGTCGCCTTAGTCAATATGTCCGATATTTCAAATGCTATATGCGAAATGGGCGTATCTAATCAAGCAGCACAACGCTCAGTTCGCGGAGTATTTGTATCAAGTCGCCCAATAACGACCCAACTACCCGCTGGGCTTTCAGGGTTTAGAGGTTTTCAAAAGTTTATAGAATATAAGCATAGTCACGACATCATCGAGTTCAATGCTCTCGGTGAAGGTGTACTCAATGTGTGTGGCCAAGGCGGCGATATTGAAGCCGGTGACTATCTCTGTTCAAGTGACATTCGTGGAAAAGCGATGCGTCAAGCAGAGCAAGACTTTGAGCGCCCCTTCACTATCGCCCAAGCTCGGCATTCAGTGACATTCACATCATCAACGCAAATTAAAAAAATCGCAGTCATCTACTTACGAGGATAATAAAAAATGACATGGTTTAACTCTACAAATGCAAATGCAACAAACGGCAGTAACATCATCAAGATCAATGATAATCAGAGCGTTGCAAACATACGTACAAGCGATGCATTAGTCTTGGGGGCATTTGCCCCTGTCGAAATATCCAAAGCATATGTGACAACCCATGGCACATTCGTCGAACTAATCAAACCTTGGCCAAATGCGACACAAAGCCAAGTGCCGTGCGTTGTTTTACCGACATCTGGAGACTTTAATACAGCAGTTTCAGCACTCAACAACGCATCGAAAATAGTCAATGACAACTACAAAGCCATGTTGGATTGGCAAACTAAAACAGGGTCGGTACAGTTCAACGATTTGGATGAGAACATACAAACAGTCAAAACGCTACGACAAATGCAAAGTGAAATAGATGCCGTAAATCCGCACGCTTGGGCGATGCGGAAAGTCGAGTTTGAAGCACTACGGCAGCTAAATCTTGAAAAGTATGCAGCAAGTGGGTTTGTGAGTTTTGGTAGTCACTATCACTCCCCTCCATTTTATAACAAAACTAATGAAGGGTTGTGGACAGATTTAACGCTCCCAAATATTTTAGTTTCCGGACCTTCTGATTATGGAATATCTCACGGAAAATCCAACTCAAAAGCACCAGTCATTCATATTGCTGGAGTGATTACGAAAATTGCAAATCTATCATCGGCGAACGCCGAACAAGCAATTTTTAAATTTGCAGAGGCAGAGCATGGAGCACGCACATACGATACAGCAACAGGTGTTTCTGTAACGCACTCATCACAAACAATTGCATTTGCGAGTGAAACTGAAACAAACAAAGTGATTGCAAACCGAGCTGATGTATGGGGTTTTGAGTCTTTCTTGCGTGAGATAAACGACGAAGATCCATTTGTTTATAAACATGGTTTAATTCAAAGTCATGCGCCTGATATTAATAGCGTGGCAACCGCAGATGATATGGTGAGACCTGCATCTTATTTTGCTTGGTTTAAAGGTGATGAAACAAGTCGAGGTCGCGGTGTAAACTGGCAAGCTGCTAGCGAATCACAACGTATTAGAATTGCAAATGACCCAGAAAACAACATCTATTTCGATGATGCTACTAGCAAATTTTATCAGTGGTGTGTGCGCGGTCGCTCGTTTTCAGGGATAGGAAATGGCGATTGGGAGTGCCTAGATGTTGCAAATTACAATGGCTTTATTGGGTTTAGATCCAGCAAATCAATGATAACTGCCCAAGGCTCGAATAGTGATTCTGGTGCGGCGTTTACAAATAACAATGTAGGTCTCTATGCTGCTGAGTTATTTGATAGTTTTCACGACAAATCACCAATGATAAGAGGCGTCTACTCTGCGTTTGATAATACGAATTCATTTAGCGAGTGCTATTTCATAGTCTGTGGCACGATAAATCGACTAAATTCTGGTGTTTATCATATTTCATTGAACCCATTTGGGGCGGCTTTAGCGGCTGATGGTAAGACTTTTAGCGAGACAGGAGTCTCATTGACAACCACTGCTGATTGCTTTGACACACAAAAAATCTTGTCTGGTTCTGGGAGTATAGCAAGCAATAAAAGTGGTAGACCTGATGGGCGTTTTTACGATGCAATCTATGCTAGCGGGCAAGGCGGCGTGTGTCGTGATATTCGTTACTCCGCTAATGGAGTTAGTTTGAAGGATTTTGCTGCCGCAGATTTAAGTGTTAAAGCAGGTGAATATCACGGTGCGGAGAAAATGCGTTTAACTGCATTTAGTAAGATAATAGAAATTATATCACCCGATTCAAATTATACGTTATTTCGCATTGACAGAGAGCACCCTTTTTACAATGGTGCACAAAAAGATGGTGGATTAGGTGATGGGACAAAGCCTTTTGGTCATGCACAAAGTTTGTTTATTTATAATGTTGCAGATAAAGTAATCGAACGAACAACAAGTTATGATGCGTGTTTTGCTAATAATTATGGCACAACATATGACAGCAAAACAGTAGGTAGGTGCAACGGCGGATATCAGCCACGTGTTGGTGATATAGTATTAAGTATGCGTGGTATTGAAAGCCTGAATACGCTAGATATCTCATCCTTGCACACATCAACAGCGTTAGACATATCAGTGGCAGGAGAATATCTACATATTGATGTGATGGGCATACCAGCAGACATCATGCAATTTTCAGGTTTGAAAGGTGGATGGATTGGAAGTTGGATCTCGGATTTATCTATAAGCAGAAAACAGTTATCAAAACCTGTTATTGGTAATGTAAATAATATACAAATTATCTTCTCTAATGGCACAACATGGTCAGCTGGCTCCCAAGGTTATGATTTTAATACAAATACAACAGATGATTGGGACCCCAAAAATATCGCTTTGCTATGCTATAACACAAAAGCAAGCTCAGTTGCCAATGCGAATTATACTACAGAGTTATACGGAGGTGGCTTTGCTGTAAACAATATGACAATGGGGGCGTCACCACACTCTAATTTTGGAGCGCTGTTGTGTCACGATTTAATTGGTAAACGCCCCAACCTTGATGGTGATGACATTTATCACACAGAAACATTAACCTCTTTTACTATGAGACCAGAGCTCGGATGCTTATGGGGTTCCATTAAACATAATCCAGTTTCAACGAGCGGTGTAAATGGATCGACTGGCTGTAAAATTGTACCGGTGTTCTCGGTTGAAAACAGCCAAGCTTTTATAAACTACGCATATAGAGAGTTACATCACAACGGTGCTGACTGGGGTGATGATGGTCAAATCAATTTAGTTAACGGACAAAGTACTGTAATTGATAGTAATGGCAAAACAGTAAAAGTTGGCACTGCACAAATAAAAGAAGCGTTAGGATGGGTGAAATAGCTTGAATTCAATGAATTTAACATAATTTAATTCAGTCTAATTTCAAGCGTATTTTTTTCTAATTTCAAAACGCGCGTTACAATAATAATAAGTGTACTTTTGGTATCAGGTGCAACATCTAAAACTGATTTGAATAATTTTGGATGCAAGTGCCCTATTGCTAAATTTGTGCCTGACTCTGGTTTTCCTTTTGACCTGTTGCCTTACCTTCACCTAACCATTCAAGACCAGGATTATAATCCAAACCGAGGTCAATGCTCGGTAATCGGTGCGCCATTGGCATCGGATGACACTATTAAGTTAATCATTTGTCTTGTCAACCTATAGTGTCTTACTAAACCTTGAACTGAGGTGCCCCGCTCAAGCTAAATTTTGGCTCTGGATTTTATAACATGAGACAAATAGCAAAAGTATACAAAACTAAGCTCAATATTAGATCTTCAAAAGCGGGTTCCACGATTAGTATGGTATTCCCGATTATCGAGAGGATTTGATGATAATGAAGCCGCGTCATGCGGCTTTTTATAGCCTATGTAAAATGCTCTACAATTTACCTAGGCTACCGAGAAGAATTAAATTCCTAATCACTCTCAGTGACCTAAACTAATCTATTTAAGATATAAGATAAATGAAAGTTTTCATTTGTAAATTTATCTGGTAACTTTTTAGTTACCTTTTAATGACACTAAATTTGTCCCTGCAATCTTTCCGTTCACGAATTTAAATCGTATATGAGATTAGCTTTAAGTAAGTGCTAGGAGTAAAACTTGATATTTTATGGATAGAGTGAGTTTTCAACGATGAGACAAAATAGGCTTAAATTCGGTGCTAGGTTTTCACTGTTTATAGTGTCATATCTTCCACTGTTTTTTATCATGAGCTTCACTCAGTTATACCAGTACAAACAATATTTAAATTGGGGTGGCATAAACTTAGTCGCTATAAGTAACTTTTTTAAATATTTTGGTGCCGTGGCTGTTATTGGAGTTGTGTCTATTGTTGGTATATTAGGGCTACTGATGTTGCTCAAAAATGTTAAAAGACGTTGTGTTCAAGGCGGGCGTGAAGCTGTTGTTCAGGAGATAGAAAACAAAAATAGTGAGTCTATTACCTACTTGTTCACTTACCTCATTCCTTTCGTGTTTCAAGACCTTTCCTCTTTTACTAATGTAGTTTCTATCGCTGTTCTATTGATTGTTACTTTCATGATCTATGTAAATTCAGGAATGATACTAATCAATCCAACTATCAGTATGAGATATACGCTTTACCAAGTTACTTACAAGGACCATGAAAGTGGCAATTCTCGTAAAGGCATGATCATAACTAAATGTAACTTTCTTGAAGAAGGCGACAAGATAGAAATGGAAGATGTAGGGCATAAGCTATTTTATGCACAATTAATCGAGGATGATAATGCTGCAACTTGAAGACCTACTAGAGTATGCCGAAAAGCTAGAGAATGATGATAATGTCAAAGTTAGCTTAATGTTTGTTACGAGAAAACTAAAGCCTGGTATGAAAGCCTCAGCCAAGGTATTAGACAAGTTCGATTTTATTTTAAATAAAGTCGCCCTCTCTGAAGAGATAAGCCAGTACTTTAAAAGTGTGCTAATCAATCAAATTAAAACCCAAGCCTCAAAAGATGACATTGAGGTTAAACCATATACTGTTATTGGAGATGATCTCCCTCAAGTTTATTCATATGCACTTAATAACGCGTTATCCTTCTCAAAAGTAATAACCGAGCAAGCGAGAGCCGACAATACTCCTACTATTAACTGTTTGAATGACATAAAAAATGACCTTTGGGCCTATTGCATCAAAGTTAAAAGTGGCGACAAATACACTTACTCTTTCCGAAAAGTGGCGAAAGGAAAAATTACTACGAATACCCCTGATACTCTTGGTAAAAAGCTATCAGCAATGTTTGACAAAAGTGAAGCTGAGCTACAAGAGTTTGACGGCTCTGTTATCAGCTTTGACGATAAAATTGATTGTTTATGTATTGATGAACAGTTTTATGTGTTCCACAAATCAGGTTTTGAACAAATATTGGGGCTTGATGAGGAGTTTACTAAAACAGCTCAAGAAACAGTTGAAGCAATTAAGGGGTTTGATTTAGTTGAAGGCCTAGACTTAGTTGAAAAAGAGCTACTTCAAAAATCAACAATTAGAAAAACGCTCTCGAGTATAAAGCAAAAAGGTAATGACAAGTCTCTGACAAAATTTGAAATCACAGCAATGAACGAAATACTTCAAAAGCTTGAAGGAGAAAGCTTTGAAATTACCGAAGATGGTAAAATAATTCTGAGTAACAGCAAAGACGTTAAATACTTTGTTAAGCTGCTAAATGACTACTACAAACAAGGGATGACCACCAAGAAATACTATACTTCCAACGCTGGCAGTATTATCGATCCCCAAGGATAGTCGCTTCACTCTTCTCATATGAATTAAAAAGCCGCTAAAAGCGGCTAATATAATTATTTGTTTGAATGAGGTGGACCACCTTGGTTTCCGCCGCCAGTCACACCACCAACTATTTTTTTCAATTCTTTAGTAGGGATTAATTCGATCATACTGCTTTCCTTTTTAATGACAGATAGATTCATTTAATTGAGAGCGGCGGGCCACTGATATCTCCCCCACCAGTTCACCCTGCTACTTTTTCTCGGTCTTTGATTATCAGAGTGTTAGCTGGAGGGCTACCAGGATTGCCACCGCTGTTACTGACTACGACAACCAGTTTTAGGTCTTTAATTTCTATATTTTGATGCACTTTCTACAATCTCCCTTTGTGAAATTGAATCTAATGTATCACGCTCATTATGCTCAGATAAGTAAAATTCATACTAGGAATTACCAAAGATATCCATAAACTTTTTGTAAGCAGCTCTAAGCGTATAAATGAAATTTTATGGAAGTGTATTAAACAGGGTTAAACAATCTGAGAGGCTATTAAACACCTTCTAAACACTATCTTAGTTTGGACTAAAAGCTTGTTTTGGGTTTGGGCGGTAACTTTGCGTGTGAAAGTTACCAGAGTCCCTGTTTTGAGTCTATTGATGGTTATGAGGAGGACCACCTTGGTGACAATTGCCTCCACCTGCAACTTTCTGTAGTTCTTTATTTGTAAGGAAGCACTCGGTAGGTGGGCCACCACGATCGCCACCGCTGTTAGTACCTGCCACAACCAGTTTTAGGTCTTTAACTTTTTTATTATTATTCACTTTCTTAATCTCCTTTTGTGAAATTGAAACCACTCTATCACGTGCATGATGCTTAGGTAAGTAAAATAAAATCACCAAATTACCAGTGTTAATAAAAAAGCTCCAGTATGGCGCTTTTTTATTTAGGATGACTTGTTAAAAGTTGGTTTAAATCTGGACTAAAGGTTTGTTTCGAGATTGGGTGGTAACTTTGCGGGTGCAAGTTACCACTTGGCCATACTCAGTTTAAGTTTTCTAAATCACACTCATGGCGATATTCCAAGTATTTTCATATCAAAGTTAACAATGAAAAGATACCTAAAATGAGGCAAAGAGTTTCAAACATATCTTCCTTTATTGGTGCATAGCTGTACTGTGCGTCTGACGATATTTTCCTTTTCCTCTCAGGGTCGCAGATAACGCAATAGATGGTGCTTGTCTAATTCCATATTAACTTAACCAATGTAAAACTGAAATAGAGATACAACCAATAATATTCCAGCATACCCAGATGGAAAACTTTATTTATGGAGCCAGTGGCAATCTACTATTCACAGGCACTTCAAGACGCAGCAAAGGCGATCGTTTGATCGCCTATCATTACGAACTTTGAAAGCTCAAGGGTTACCTCTTTTCCCTGTATTTCAATAATTCATCTACATATTTATTATTTATGCAGGTTCACCTTCGACAGAATCAAGGCAAAACTTTATAGGTTTTGGAGCTTCGGGTGTCGTTGTGGCCTCTACAAACTGCTCCAAGGTACTTACTCCAAGCTTAAGCCGAGCTAATTTTTTGGCCTGAGCATTTGTAAATGTATCTACATCAAAATCGAATTTTGCCCCCACGGTAAGTGTTTCCTCCTTAAACTTGTCTGCCGGAGCGCTTTTACCACTCTGATGACTCAACTCCATTTTCATAAAGGTATAGGCTATTGAGTAAGATACTTTCTTTCCGCTATTCTCTGTTGTAACTTCGTTTTGAGAAAATACTGTGGCCGTATTCTCAGTATTAGACTGACTGGTGCATGCTTTTGCTAGGTCTACTAGAGAAGATTTAATTTTTTTAGTACTACCTTCAAAAATCCCCGAAAGAGTATCCGTTATCATATCAATCAATTGATTATAGTTACTTTCTTCGTATCTCAGCTCCTCACTTGACGCTTCTGAGATAGTTAGAAGTGTAATTCTGCTGATTATGTCTGTGTACTTTTTAAATCCAAGTGCACTTTCTTTAGTATCCCCACTTACAGGGTTCCAACCGGCTGCAGAACGAGCCGCATTTAACAAAGTTGAAACAGCAGAACTTGGGTGCTTGATGAAAGCATCAGCAAGCTCATTAATCTCCTCTTCAGATGGAGACGATTTTGCTTGAAATTTTTCTACTGCGTCAGTTCCTTTTTGTACATTCGTCTTTGAATCAGAAGACGTATTTTCTACATTGTTTCCACCAGGAACATATTGATCATGATCTTCTAGCAAAAATTCTTCTAACGAAGTTGATGCCTTAAGAAAAGCTACTTGATGGTCGTAACTTGGATGTTCTTTTTCATAGCGTTCTGACGCACTATCAAACAGAAAGTCAGTAAAGTTAGTTTGATTTTCCAT